TGGAACCGCGACGACGGAAAGTACATCCCGTACTGTTCTACTTTTCTGGCGCGAGAGCAATGGGCCGATGAGCCGTGGACTGGAGCTTTTGAAGGGCGCTAGGCGCTGCGGGAAGGTTGGCGCGGCGGCGACGCAGGAAGAAGCAGAAAGGGTGAAAGAAAATCATGGGCGAATGGGAGATTACGGTAAGGCCGTGGAAGGCTTCGGGCGGCAGCACGGTGCATGATGAAACCTTGCTAGTTGAGGCGGATTCGTCACGGCAAGCCCTGTTGAAGTTTTACCAAGCAGAGGACTACGATTTTACCATTTGGCGCGTGATTGATATTGTGCGGCGCGGGCCAGAAGTGAGGTGAGCGGGTGCCGGTAGACCAGAAGAAATATCCGAAGAACTGGAAGGCGATTAGCGCCGAGGTCAGGAAGCGCTCTGGAGGGCAATGTGAATGCACGGGCGAGTGCGGCTTGCACAAAACGACTGGTGGAGCGCGAAGATGCGTGGAGAAAAACGGAGAGGCAGCTAAGTGGGCTCGCGGAAAGATTGTACTTACGGTTGCCCACCTGTGTCATAACCCGCGTTGCGCGAGACGGAAGCATCTCAAAGCTATGTGTCAGCGCTGTCACCTACGATACGACGTACAGCTCCACAAGCAGCACAGGCGCGAAAGACGCGAGCGAGAAACCGGACAAATGAGATTGCTTTAGCCAAGGAACAAGACTAAACTCTCGCGCAGCAAAGGAGAAAAAGCATGAGACCTAGAAGGGCATTTCCTACCATCGCTTTGCTGATTCCGCTGATGCTGGCGGGCTGCGCGGCGCGGCCTATCCATCCCGGCGCTGCCAATTCCTACGACTCTAACGCTTACGACGCGCTGATTGTGGCGCACAGCGTCATTGAGACTACCAAGACCGATTTGGCGAACAATGCCTTCCCCGCATCTATCGCCGGAAACGTCAAGACGGCGCTGAACGACCTGATACGCGGCTATGACGTGGCGCAGACAGCCTACACTGCTTACCACGCTTCGGCAGTAGTGGGCACGGCCACTCCCGCGCAATCGACAGCCCTGACCAACGCTCTCAACGACGTGAACAGCAAGACCGCCGCGCTCACAGCGGCAAAGGCGGGAAAATGAGCACCACCGTAACCGTTACGACACCTAGCCCGAATCCTCCCGGCAGCAAGCTCCAAAGCATCCTCAGCATCATCTCGCTGGTCTTGCAGGCGCTCACGGCCATTCCCGGTCTTGGTGTACCGATTGCCATTGAGCAGGCGTTCCAGAAGATTCTGACCAATGCGCTCGCGGCTTATCAGGCAGAGACTGGCCAGCCGCTCGACTTGAGCAAGATTCCGCAAGAAAGCCTAGTCCCTTGACATTAGCGCCGAAGCGATGGCGCTAGGAAGGCAAGGCGCGTTGCCACGATGGAGTAGTTTGCAGTGACTTGGGGCCCTGCTGGGTTCGCGCTCGGTCAGGGCCTCCTCCTAAAGCCTATGCTCCTAACAACTCATCAACGCGAAGAGCTTTCACATCATGGCCTGTGGATACGCGAGGCTTGCGACAAGTGCCATAAGCTTCTGCTTTTGCCGTGGTGCTTCACGCGGCGCGGCGAGAAAGGCGTCTATTGCTCAAGGCTTTGCCGGGATGGGGAAGAGCGAGCGCCTATTGGAACGTGTGCGAATTGTGGGGCGAAGTTGGGCCCAGTACGCAGAGGAACGAAGTTCTGTTCCGCGACCTGCCGGACACGCCAACACAGAAGTCCTAAACAGGGCGAAATTCGCGTTACTGGCCATTGAAACTAAAGGACTTAAAAACAGCTGGATACATTTAAGCTATGGACACACAATCTGAGGCAAAACTGGCGGAAGTTCACCCTGAACTGGCAAGGCGTATCGAGCAGCTAGCCGCTTTGCTTTCCTTCCCGCTCATCGTGACTTGTGGCTTGCGAAGCTGGGCGGCTCAGGACACGCTCTTTGCTCAAGGAAGAACTACCCCCGGCCCGGTAGTGACGAATGCCAGAGGCGGATGGTCGATGCACCAGTTTGGGCTCGCCGTCGACGTGGCTCCCACGGACGGACATAGCGTGGATTGGAATGGCAAAGACGCCAAGTGGGAAGAGATTCTAGCGAAGGCTCCGAGCGTAGGCTTGGCGGAAGGCGCAACGTGGCGGACGTTCCCCGACGAGCCGCACCTTTATCCACAGGAGATTCCGCCAAACCCCGATGACACCCTGCGCTACACCTTCAAAGAAGGCGGCATGGCCGCAGTCAACGCGTGGGCCGATGCCCTGATGGGGATTACCAGCGACTAGCTAACCTGGTTCAAGCTGAAATCCGTCACCTGCACGGGCGCGGCAGCCAGAATCGGAACGTTGAATACATGGCTGATAGCCGTTCCAGCGCCGTTCACGCCGGAGATGGTCAGGTTATAGGAAGCTCCGGTGTCGGTAGCCGCCACGGACGCTGTAAACTGGAGCGTCTTGGGGTCTACCGGGCCGAGCGTTACGAGCGTGTCATCCACGCTGACCACCGGGCCAGAGGTAAGAGGGACAAAGTTCGTTGCCGGGACAAGCCCGATAGCGAAGGTACTGGTGCTGCCTTGCTGCGTTCCATTGATAGCCATTGATTCTCCTTGAATGATTTGAAACAACTCGAAATCCGTTACCTGGTTGATGCTTACAAGCTGATTGAGAGTGTGCGCGATGCGTTCGAGTTCATGCGCGATGCGTTCAACTGCCCGCAGTTCCCGTTCTTCCCGCTCTTCTTCGTGCCTCATCGGATTATAGAAAGAGCATGCCCGCCAGCGATTTCAAGCAGAAAAGCCAGTAGGCCGCACGCGAACGATAGCCTGCCGATTTCCTGTAGCTTGGGATTGGCGCTTAGGGCATACATGAGCACACCGACGAGCGCGACCAATAAGCTGAGATAGATAATCATGGATTCAGTCTCCCCTTTTCAGAAAAGTTTGTATGTTCCCTTCATCACACCTTTGGAGTCGGAACAGGTTGCGCAGTAATTTGCGGCTGGCCTGCCATCGCGGTCTGTTTGTCGAGCGCACCCTGAAAGTTTGGGGAACCTTCGATTCGCTGGCTAAACGCACGGGTAAGATTCGAGGCCAGCGCGTTGGCAAAAGAAAAAAAGAATTTATAAAAGCCGCTGGAATTTGCCTGCGGAGATGGAAGCGAGCCCACGAAGTTGCTGAACACCATGTAGCCTACGAGAGTTGATGTGGCTTGATGCGCGGAGATGTAAGCCCAGATTGTGCTCACTTTTCCTTCTTTTCGTTGAATCGAGGATATCTGTCCATCTGCTCGCGTATCTTACCAGCACAATCGGCACAATAGGGATATTTAAAGTGAGTTGAGCCGTTTATCTCCACCATTTTCTCTTCATGGGGAGGAATCTCTTTTCCGCACTTCTCGCACTTCACGGCTCCATCCTCAGAAGCAAACCAATTACAGCGATGCCCAAAAATGCGAGACTGATGGCAACAGCCCACGAAGCATTGAATCCCGCGCTTTTCCCCGCACTTTGGCTGCGCGATTCCCGCAAGTCAGTGATTTCCTTGTTAAACCCTTCTTTTATGGTGTCGATTTTGTCGATTACCGCTTGATGATTGGACATATACTCCTGTCGCGGCATGAAACCAGAAGCCTGGTCAGCGAGAGTTTTCCTGAACTCGTTCACGCTATCGAACCGCTTCTCTGTGGCTGTTTCGGCTTTGGCCACGGCTTCCTTGCTGGACGTGAGAGCGAGACTTGTCTTTTCGTCTGTCGCGCGAAACCGCTCCTCGTAGCGCCTGTCCCGCTCATCCATAAGCGTGCGGAGGTTCAAAATCTTTTCCAGTATGGCGGTATTGTGCTCCTCCCCGGTCATTTCCCCCTCTTAGGCCGCACCCTTAAAAGGTGCGCCCGTTCCCGCAAGAGCAATTGAATCACATGCAAGAGTTTAATCTCCAGCTTGGTTAATCTGTGGGAGTCTGGTATCACAATATCCATTACTGTTTGGTCAGCTCCAGCCAATGCAGATTGAACAGATACCCTGCCGTTCCTGAGCAAACAAAATGCAGCGTCACTGGCCCTGCTGGAAGAGCGAGAATCGGCCCTGCTACCGTTTGCCACGTCTGCCAGCCGCCTGTCGCGGGGATAGAGACAACGCCCAGCATGGTGCCTCCCTGCTGAATCGTGAGTGTGCCGCCATGAGCGCCCGAAGAAGAACGAACGGTTAGTGCATAGTTCCCTGCTGCCGGCACCGAAACCGAATAGTCGTAGGTCTGGCCGTTCTGGATGAAACCAACATCGAGCACGGAGCCGGAATCGGTCGTGTTTTCCGTCTGCATCGCTGGGACGGCAGCGATAGCGGTTGAGGCTTCCACATGCACGATGACGGCGACGGGCGGGAGAGTGCCTTGCTGGAGCGCCGCGATTTGAGCCTGCATCGTTGTGATTTGTGAAGCGAAGCCCGTAGCCTGGGATTGGAGAGTCGAGATAGTCGCTTCGTCACTAGCGAGTTGTGTCTTGAGCGCGGCAATAGCACCTGCATCGTTCTGCTGAAGCTGAAATACGGTGGCGATGTTGTTCTCTATCGTGGATTTGTAGCTGAGCAGCGCAATCGAAGCGTTGGTCTGTGAGGTCGTCACATCGGGGTAGACCGCAAGCGATGGAGCCTGCGCGTTAAGGCTTATAGCACAGCAGAGAACGAAAATTACTAGGGTCTTTCTCAACTTTACCTCCATGTGTCGCTGCCTGAATCGCCGTCACTGTGTTCCATGTTGTTGCTCCGGCTGTCGGCAAGAGCCAATCCCAATGGAACCTGTCATCCTCGCTCTTGCGCCAGTAGTGCGATAGCTGCCCCATGCCGACCGAGAAGCCGAAACGGATACTCTCGCGGGCCTTGAATTCTCCGTAGCCTCCATCTGGGCAATGCCCTCCGATGCCGAACTGCTGGCGGCAGGTGTGAATGTAGTGCGTGGCGGCAACGGAACTGCCAGCCGGAAGTACGAAGTCGGTCAGGACATGGAGCACAACCTTACGTGGCCCCGCCACCGCCAGCCCCGGCAAGAGAAGGAAGAGAAGGGCGAACTTTATTGATTGGTGCATAGGATTTGGATTATCTCCGTGTTGCTAGCACCCGGAGTGTTGTTGAACGTAAAAACTACTCCGGTATTTGTCAATGCAGTAGGTGTTAGAAATTCTGAGGCCGCAAGAATTGGCTGTGTTCCACCCACCTGATACGCGCTGCAAAACGCTGGAGCTTGAATGAATGGCGTGGGAAATGTATAGGTGATAGTTGGATTAGCTGTTAGGCCGACAGTGCCGTTCGTGATTGTTCCTTGAACGGATTGCGTGGCTCCAGTTAAAGCCGTCCATGCGGCGGTGGGTGTATTACCCCACCCGCTACTGAGCACTAGCTTAGCTGCTGTGATGGGAGTGCCTGTTACAGAGCAGGAGCCGAAAGTATTGATTGCAGAGTTGGCGATACTGCCTTGCGTGAACGTGTTGGCGCACGCATCGGTGAAATTGATGGTGCCGCTGGTCTTGGTGAACATTGACATCTTCGTGCCGATAGCGGAGAGAGTTGCGCTGTAGGCGTTGATATTGCAGTTTGTCGGGTTGGCTCCGCAGAAGAACAGAGAAGAGTTGCCAGTCCCAGAACTATTCGATTCGGTAATTTTCGTGCCGCTTAAATTCACTGTTGCTGTTCCGTTGTTGTTGAAGAAAATCCCGAATGTGGCGTTGCCGTTGCTCGCGCCAATAAGATAGTCGCTGAAGGAATTCCATGTCCCGTTACTTTCGAGTCTTACCGCAGGGACGTTGCCAGCGCCGCTCGCGTTCACTCCCCAATACATCCCACCAGTCGAGTTGACGATGTTGCCGTTGAGGTCGAGCCACAGAGACGCCCCTCCACCGCCAGCGGCTCCGTCTGAGCCGAAGCAGTCGAGAGCATTGAGTGTGAGGATGTTCCCGGAAGCGAAGCGGCAATTCGTATTTCCGAAGCCCTCTGTAACGATGTTGCTAAAGTAGGTGACGCCGCACCCGCCCTTGCCCAGTAGTCCTGTCGAGCTTGCAGAGGCAGCCTCCCACATGCTGAAGGACATATTCCAAGCGGCCATTGCCGTACAGTTTGGGTTGACGCCTTCAAATTCGATGAGGTTGACGGCGTGGGTCGTTCCGGCATCCGACTGGCCGTATCCCCATACGCCCCAATCGTGGGCATACCAATTCGCGGGGCCGACGATGCATCCAGCGAGGCTTTGGCCACCCGTGCAGTTAGCAAAGTTCGTGCTAGGTAGAGGGACTAGGATAGAGTTGCCCATTCCCTGTCCCGCTACGGACGGGCCTACCTGCGTATCGTCTGCGAGCGCGACTCCGGCACAAGGGCTTCCGGTGGGCACCGTGCCGACATTGAGCAGGCCCCCAGATGGAATCGTAATGAACGCCTGCCCTGAAGGAAACACAACAGTCTTGCAAGTAGTGCCCGCCCACGCAGCAATTGCGGTATTCTGGATGGCGGTTGAATCGTCCTGCGTTCCCCAAACGAGGGCGCAGATGTGTCCACCAGCTTGCGTACACGATGCCGTGGCATTGTCAACGGCACAGCCGGGGAAAGTCGTTCCGACACTTATACTATTTGCGCTGTTGATGGTGCAGATAAAGCCTTGAGGTAGAATCACGCTTCCGCAAGATGCGCCGTTGCAGCCAACCGTCATGCTGTCGGGAGCGGTCGTTCCAAAGACAATCTTCCCTAAGTCTGCGCTGGTAAATCCGCAACTCGCATCCGGGCAGGTCACGGTATTGCTGTTTTGCACGAATGTCGCAGCGGAATTGGATTTCACGTCCCACTTCGCGCCGAACGATAGAGGGCTTAGAGAGAAACCGATACTGGAATCCACCGTCCAAGTATTCGTCGCCGTGCAAATGTAGATGCCAAAAGGGATGACTGAAAGCTGAACCGGAGCCGTCGTTCCCGGTGTGCATGTAGCAGGCAGCGAAGAGACAGACGTGATGCCGGAGCCGGAGCCGCCAATGGAAACCGTCTGCCTATTTGCGCTATTGTAGCCTGGCCCCGATAACTGAATGACATAGGTGCCAGATGCAATGTAGAACGTTGCGAAACCGGAAGGCCCAAGTTGAATGGGCTGGGCAATGGATTGGGTCAGCCCGACATCAGAGAAGATAGCTGCCGTTACTGGGCAGGGATAGCCATTATCAGGCGAAGGGCAGACGCGGAGTTGGGCGTTGGGAGCAGGGGGGCTGAGATTAAAAATGGTGCCCTGCGCTTCGGCGTAGCCAGCCCAAGCCAAAATCATCAGCAATGCAAATAATATTCTTCTCATCCCAGGTACTCCAATCTTACCCGCAATGCGTACAGTCCAGTAGAGCCCGTATTCGTGGTGGCGTAAGTGATATTCTGACTTGCTGCGCTGAAAAATAGAAAGGAATTTGTTATTGGCGAACAATCACTTCCCAAACTCGCCAGATTCGCACTTCCTGAATTTATAGTTACCGGGCCGGAAGGCCCGTTGTTATACCCAATGGCAGAAGAAACAGTGCCCGCGCTTCCCGCCGTGGTGGTAAAAAGATAGACCGTAGCACGGTAAATCCCCGCTCCGGTCGATGGGACGGCATATAGTGTCGTCGTTCCAATGCTGGCATTTTGCCCCAGCACAGTCGCACTTGCCACGATTGCCGGAAGTTGAGTGGCGATGACTGGCGGAAGAACTGTGCCTGTCGCCGCTAGTGTATTGAGGTTCGCGCTTGTGCCAACGATGCTATATTGAACAGGCCCAATCTCGTTCCCCTGGAAGTCCCTGAACGTCACGGCGTAAAGCGTGTTTGATGGAGTGATGTTGTCGTTACCCCACAAAGGCAAAGTGAAGGTTCCATCTTGCGCGGTCATGGCTGTGTAGGTCAGTGCAGGAATGATGCTTGTGCCGGAGACACCTATCGGGTTGCCAGTTCCAATGTTTGTGAGCTGGAAGATGACCTTTCCCTGCGCGATTTTCCCGCTGGTGAGAGTCTGTAGGGTGCCTGTTACGGTGCAAGGTGTGGGCATCAGCTTAGGCGGTTGACGTTCCCGCCCCTCCCAAAGATTCCACCACCGCCACCTACTCCACCGCCTACTCCGCCTTGATTCACTGGCGTCTGCGAAACAGGTATGACCGTGGCACCGCCGCCAAGCGCTGCACCCGGAGCCGGAGCCGATACCGCGCTTCGGTCGCCATTCTTATCAATCGCCTGTACCCAATAGAATCGCGTAACGGTGTCATTGAGACTCGCTCGCATGAAGGAATTGCTTGAACCTCCCAAGTTTGCCGGAACGGTTGTTAGCGGCACGCCAGCCGGAACTTGGTTGGTAGAGGTTTCAAAGACAGCATAACTCGCCGCATTGACAACTTCGTTCCATGCAACCTGAACTGCATTGGGATGTGAAATCGTCGTTACCATCGGCGCAGCGGGAGGAAAAAGACTGCCCTGCACCTGATTGGCAACGGTCATCAGCCAGGTCAGAAAGTCGTAGGTCGCTGGGCCAAGAGCGGAGTCCTGTGGCACACCGTTCCACACGCGACGTGGGCCGCTAGGCATTCTTGGCCACCTTAAAAATCTTCTTGGTGTTCACGGGATTCCCATTAGGAATAAGCGAATGCACGTTGAATCCGTCACGGATTACGGCGATGCTTCTGACATCAGTAACAAACAGGCAATCGCTTTCCCTGTCCAGCAACTTCTCGAAGTTTGCTATGAATCGCTTCTTGTAGCTTGTGAGAGAGTCTCCTTCGCGCAGAGGGATGTCAGGGTTATCGCGCCATTTTTCCTCGACAGCTCTAATAGCTCCATCAGCGATAGCAGAATCGCGGGCATGAAAACGTCCGAAATTGAATCTCCGGTATCCGTAATCAGTTCGAACCGGGACTCCAAGCTCATTCCCGGCCACATTCCCTGCCTCAGAGTCCAAGTCTGAGCTGACAACATGAGCCACCTTGCCTTTCAGTGGAGCGAGTAGCGCTCGCCATTCATTCTTGGCCTTACGCTCCAGCGGCACGAAACGCCAGCCAGAGACACGACCGCGCCTGTCTAGCTTGTTTTCTGGGGCAGCCACAACGTAAATCATTGCGTCTCTCCCAGCATGTCTTTGAAGTCGTCAATCTGACGCTGGATTATCCCGCGCTCCGCGCCCTTCGCGCCTTGTAGTTTTTTCTCCGCGGCAGCCAGCGATTCCCTTAGCACTTCCTGTCGCATCATGGCGTCCGAGGCTCCGCCAAATGGAGTAGGATTGCCTCTTGGCATGTCGCCCCCGCCTTTAAGCGCGGCAGCGGCGGCCGCCTTGTTGGGGTAAACCTTCTTCGGAGAGATGTTCTCAGGCTCAAAGCCTTTCCCGCCGAGAAAGTCAGCAGCAGCGGGATTCCTTAGCATTCGAGGGACACCAGCACGAAGTCCAGCGCTTGTAGGCGATAGCTTGGCGATGAGCAAATCCATCTTGGTAGGTCGCGACAAGCGTTGAACGGTATCAATGGCCCCGGAGCGCCCTACTTCTTGGTTGATTTTGTCCATGTTGATGCCGAAAGGCTCGTACTTGCTAAGAATGTCGAGCGTCTGTACGCGGGACTTTCCGGTGAGCGGTTCCATGATGTCGCTGGCATTTTCGCCCGCGAGTGTTTTTGCAATAGGTGAGCGGTGGAAGTCATCGAGGTAGCCCTTCCACTTCGCATTGGCGTCAATCCATTGCGGCTCTTGGCTCGCATCCCGTGCGCCTTCACGCAGGATTTTCGAGAGTTCTCCGTAAGCCGCTGAAGCAGCCGCTTGTGCCGGGCCTTGTAAGCGGCCCATCTGCCTGCCCAAGTCCGAGCGTGCCTGTTTCACTTCCTCGAAGGTCATTCTTCCCGCTTGTGTCGTTCCAATGTCTCCTACAGCAGCTTTAATCTCATTTGGCTGGAAACCTTGCTCCTTGAGAGCCTGTGCGATTTCATCCGGGGCCATGCCGCCTTGCTTCAGGCGATTCACGAAGTCGGCGGTATTCTTATTGACGAAATTAGCCATCGAAGGCTTTTCCGGCGTGGTCAGTTTCTTAAGGCTGGTTGGCAACTGACTTTGATCTTCGAGCGTGTCACCCATTGCCGCTGAAACCCTGCCACGCACTTCCGCCTTGTCAAAGGCCCCTTCTGGTTTTGCAGAGTCAACGGCCTGAGATACCTGAGCCATTGCCTGTTGAGCGTCCTGGTGGACGGCATCAGCTACGCCAGCGACATGTTTTTGTAGTTCGAGCGCGTGCGCGTGCTGGTCGGCAAGGACACGGACTTTTGATGGCCCTTCGTTGAGAATCTCTCTTGCCGTATTTTGGAAGGCGGATTTTCCTATGGGGTCAGCAATAGCTTCGGGAACTTTCTCTCCGCCTTTTAGCGTAGCGAGTTGTGTCCCAAAAGCCGCAATGTCGTGGGCCGACTTACCAACGTCGTACTGCCGCATCTCGCGCTGTGGGCCGCCTGTAACGTTGGTCAATTTACGAAAGAAATTGTCGATTAAAGGATTGATTGCATCCATCGCATTGCCGAAGCCAGAAGTAACCGCGCCCGGAACGGCGACAACTGGATTCGTTGTCATGCTGGCTTTCATATCTTCCGGCTTGAGCGTCCAGAACTTGCCGATAGTTTTTGCCTGTTCAGTAAGATTTGAACCCAAATCCGAAACAGGGTTCATCGTTTCAGGGATGCCAACGCCGCTAGCAGCGCCAAGTACGGATTCCCGCGCAATCGTCCCGGCAGTAGAACCATCATCGGGAGCAGTCAACTGCTTGACATTGAGAATTGGCCCACCTTTGCGAGACTGCATTGCCCCCGGTTGCATGGCGGCAAGGTGCTGTTCGATAGCCTGATTCACAGATGCATCATCCATTGAGCCGGGAAAACGGACAGCTCCGACACCTGGAACGCGCACGATTTTGTCCCCATCAGGCACTAAGGGTTACTCCCCTGAACAGGCTGAATCCCTTGTCCGGGAACATAGACATGCGTTGCACCATCCCCAGATGGTTTTGGCTTCTTCTGGTTCTGCTTGGCTTGCACTTTGTTGGTCGCAGGCGGAGATGGCAACGCAGCGGTCGGGCCACCCGTTACTGGAGCGCCTCCAGACGATACTCCCGGCATCCCCGCCCCGCGAGCTTCGCTTACCCGTTTCGTTACATCATCGAGCCCAAAGGCTTGTGAGAGAATCGGGTGTTCAAAGGCAAGATTCTGAATCGACTGAATAGCCTGCAATCCTTCGGCAGTTCCCTTCTGGTTTAGAGCGGAGTTGGCAAGGTCAAGAAAACCTTGCTTAATTCCCATGCCTGTTACGGCGAGTTCATACTTCGCTTGCTCAATCCCTACCTGTTGGACGCGTAGCTTGTAAGTTTTCTCAAATTGCGCGGCCTGATTATCAAGACGCTGCTTTGCTACAGAAAGCCGTCCTGCCGCCATGTCTTTCTGCCAGTCGTTCTTTTCCGCCGCGAGGTCGGCCTGTTGCTGCTTGATTTGGTTGGCGGTATCGCCTTGCTCTTTCTTGCGTTGCACGTCCTCGGCGCGAGTGTCGGCATTCTGCTTCGCTACGTCGGCCAAGTCTCTGCGGTATCCAAGCTCGCCCTGCTGATAGGCTCCAGTCTGAGCAAGGCGAGCCATCGTCTCGGCCTTCTGTGCTTCAAGCTGCTGGGCCTGCAATCTCTGCTCTGGCGGCATGGAAGCCCAGCCATAGGACTGTGCTCCGCCAGCAAGCGCCTGAATAATCTTGGCGATAATCGGATGAACGCCAGGGTCAATCTGCCCTTGCATTTGTGGGACAGACGAAGCCATCGGGTTAGAAAGGGATTGCTGCGCCTGCTGCATCATCCCCTGCGTTGGGTCAGGCGGCTGTTGGACTAGAGGATTCTGAGGAGTGCTCATAGCGTCCAACCTCCTGTCGTCGGCGTGCCACCACCTTGTGTGGGCACCGTAGGCACACCTGGAACTGGCCCGAACACGCTAGGAGGCAAAGAGCCAGGTGTATCGCCAGGCGCTCTCCCCGGTACTTGATTACCCTGTCCTAGTAAGTTTGCAAGAACGCCGCCAAGCCCGCCAAGTCCACTGCCAAGACTTTGATAAGGGAGTTGCGCTGAGACGTTTGGCTGATTCTGTGACGCTCCCGCCATAGCTCCGGCAGAAGTAAGTCCCTGCTGCGCCTGAAACTTGATTTGCTCGTTATTCAGTAGATTCGCTAGATAGTTTCCTGCTCCGCTTGCCGCCATGCCTGAGCCGATATTTGCAAGTCCCGCCGCAGTAGTTCCACTTGGCCCATAGCCCAATCCTGTTTGACCTATCTGTTCGCGGAACTGTCCCGCTGCGTTGTTGCCTTGCTGGGCGTTCTGCGCTGCCGCCGCAGCTTGAATATTCTGAAGGAACGGGCTTCCAGATTTCGTATAGGGCGTATAGAATGCTTCCGCTTGGTCGAAGGCTTTCTGCTTATCGGCCATTTCCTGCTGGGCGATTTGTTCCTGCTGTGTCAGAGCCTTCTGTTGACGGCCTCCAGCCTTGGATGCCTCGACAGCTCCGGCGATGGCAGCCCCCGCAGCGATAAGCCCTGAAATCAGCGGCATCGAAGTTCTTTCATGTACGTCACCTCTACCTGCTTATAGCCTAATCTCTCATACAGCTTTCCAACTTCCGCGTTCGGCGCGGTGAATCCCATGCGCGTTGCGCCCATCTCTCGTGCCTGTTTCTCTGCTTCCCACAAGAGTTTTATCGCTCCGCCTTCCTTGCGTTCTTGCGGCTCGACGTACCACATAATTTCCGTTGCCGTTGGCTCTCCAGTGAAGTAATGAGGGAAAATAATAAACCCTAAAAGCCCAGCCACTTTGCCACCATCGTTCTCATATAGCAGGACTTTCCCGTTTGCTCCGCCGATGACATTGAGCGCCAATTTTGCGCTTTCCTCCGGCGTGTCTTTTAGCATCCCGGCGTATGGGCCATCCTTAAGAGACTGACTACCCAGCCTCACGATGTCGGATACATCCTCAACCGTCGCCGCTCGTATCAATGCGCCTCCGCGTAGTTCACAATGTCCTGCACCGATAAAAGATTCTGCGCCTCGCAGTCCGGTATCTCTTTCCCTAGCCCGTCCTCAAGAGCCTGAATCAAGCTGGCCATTTCGAGAGAGTCCGTAACCAGTGTGACGAGTCGGCAGTCAGGCGTCACCAGCTCCCCCGTTTCTTGCTGGATAACTCTAGTCACTTTCTCCAATGTCTCGCTTCTCATCATTGCGCCATCCTTAGCCCTCTGCCGCCGCCACCGTTACCGCCTCCCAAACTTCCAACCGTGGGTGCTGTTGGCACGGTGCTCGCTGCCTGTGGAGCGAAATTAAATCCTAGTCCGTTAAGCGCCTGCTGGAGCCAGGTCATCGGGAGTCCCGCTTGTGGCGCATTGCCTTCCTGTCCAGATGGGCCGCTGATTTCAGAAAGATTCCCAAGTGGGTTAACTTTCATCACGTTGCCGCCTTGCTTATTGTTGCTAAACAGTCCTCCGATAGCCGTGGCAAGATTTTGCAAGTAAGAAGAGTCAAAGCCCTGCGATGGGCCACTAGCGCGAATCGCTTGCGGCCCAAGAGTATTACTAGTGCCGGGAGCCGGGGCGAGTGGAGGTGTGGGATTTGCAGGGCCTTGTGGGTTCCTGCCATTTTGCGCTGGGCCTGGCAATGCTCCATTTCCGGGGAACTGTGTCGCTGGATTAGGGCCTTGCTGTGCGGGGCCGGGCATCTTTCCGAACGCCCCGCCAAACGCCGAGCTTGGCCCCATGTAAAGTCCTGGCATACTATCTCCCTACGATACCTGTATACGCTACTTCGTACCCGCGCAGCTCATAAAATCCCGGCCCGGACGGGAAAGTACATCCAATCTGAAACCTTCTCCCCTTCACTGGCCTGAATCCGCCGAACTTGAATTTAGCAGGGGAGTATTCGAGAAACAATGGATTTGAGTTGCTATCCACGCCGGGAATGAGATTTGTGGTCAGTGGATTCACCCCAATGACGAACCTATCGTCATCAAAGGCATTCACCGCCCAAGCCCATCCCTGCGAAGCAAGGTTGTTCGGAATCTGATTAGTGAGTGCCCGCATCCATTCGAAGGTCTTAATCATGTGCGGATCTTCGTTGCCGAAGGCATGAAGCGTTACGCCGGGAGTAGGAACGCTGCGCTCCGCCGAAATCGTGAAATAGCTGGGCTGCCAATCCACGTCTGTAATCAAGTCCACGTCGCCAACAGACAGGTGATTCGTGGAGTTCCCATCGTAGGACGTGACGATGCTCTCGCAGTTGATGTCGTACTGATACCAAGTCGGCGCATTGGTCGCCATGTCGAAGGTGAAATAGCTGGGCTGACCATTGGAAGCAAGAAGGTCAAGGTCGAGCAGAAGCAGTTTGTTGTTGAAAGTTGAAGAATCAAGAGCAATGGCAAGGGCTAGCCAGGAACGGTCGCCTTTCTTATAGAAACTCATTCTGGCGAATTGCAATCGTGCTCCGTTGATACGGTTGAGCACGTCCTGAACGGGCTTGCCTACGTTCTTTGGCGCGTAATGGTCGGTGAAAAGCCAGACTTCCCGGTCGGAGGAAAGCCACATCGCTCCAAGCGGAGTTACTGCTGTAGCATAAGGCGAAGCACAACCAATCTTATAAGGGAGCCTCTGAATCGTCGCCGCAAGCTGCGCTGGATTTGCAATAGTGTTGTCACTGAGAAGCCCCGTCAATTTGTACATGTCCTGACGGTTTGACCAGATGATGAGCCCGGTTGGGAGATTCGCCATGCCGTTAAGTTGCCCGTCACCCAAAGGCATCGTCACTGTGTTCAGCGGAGAGAAGCATTCTGGCGGCTGGCCGATGACTGTAGCTTCGATGTTGCTATAGAAAAAGGTTTGGAGATTAGCCACGACTCCATAAACGAGCACTCGCCCTTGGTAGTCTTGACAGAATGCCCCAATGGGCGGAGGAACATTGTAAATTTGCGCAATCTCGCTGGTGAATGGAGGGTTGGGCGGTTCGGAGTTGGCGGTATCGTTGAATTCCAGTCCCGCAAGCAACGCTGTATTCCCTATCGGGTTGAAGGCATTCCTGCCAATTAGGAAATAAACTGGCTGGCCATCGCCAGTAGCATAGAGTTTTACGAATCCCTGTGCTGGAGAGGAATTTAGTAATTGCGGATCGTAAACCTGAAAACGCGCTCCGCCAATTCCACCGCCGTTATAAGGGAGATGCAATGTCATGGAAGTGGCGCTAGCAACCGCCGATATGTAATTCCCTGTAAAGGCGGAACCTTCAACCCAAATAGCCCGTCCAATCCATGCCGATGTGAATGCGGTGCCGACTCCGGTAACGGTGGCGTTGCCGTTCACGACTGTAACCGTTCCGACTTCCACAAGGTCTATGGTTCCGGTTTGGGACGCATACTTCACGAATTGCGAAGCGGGGGAAGGGGCGGAAGTCTCTCCATTTACATCTGCCTCCCAAGCCCATTGATAGGAACGCCCGACTGTTTTGGTGATACCTAGCGTCACCGTTCCAGCTCCGCTCGTAGCTGCTGGCCCTACTTGCACGAAGGTAAAAGTCGAAGCTCCGGTCTTGGTAATTTGAACTGCTACACCTGCCGCTGTGTTGAAAGTGGTATCGGTCACGCCTGAGATGCCAACATAAACCCCCGTCACCATTCCGGCTGGTAGTGGCGCGGTCGTGGTAATGGTCACGATGTTATTTGCGCGTACTGCTCCTGTGGGAGCGGCCTGAATCGTTGCCGTAGAGCCAGCTACGAGCGTGATGCTTGGAGAAACGTCAGGCGCATCCAATCCCCAAAACATGAAGAGAGGAGAAGCCTCGGCAAGCGTGTTTGGCACAGTCTTAGAACGAAATTGCCCATTTGTCTCATAAATAGCATTTCCGATTCTGGTTCTCATCCACGGGCCGTTAAGAACGGAAAGCGCAAAAGGGAAGTCCGCACTAGGAGATTGACCATTAAACCTATCCCATACTTCATCGAGTGGCTGTACTAGTGTTGCGGCAACCATTCCAGAAATAGAAAGCGGGTTATTACAAATCCAACGCGGCCAGAATGCGTCATCATTATTGTCGAAGAGTACGCGGTTAACCAAAGTCGCCGGGGAACCAAATCCAGTCGGGTCCAGGAAGGAATACATGGAAATAATACGATTGCCATTGGCCGTGAATCCACTAGCGGTGGAGTTGAAAAATGGTGCCCAGCGAGCCCTGCGAATCGTGCCGAACTGCCCGGCGTAGACCTGCGAGGAAGCCGCCCAGAATTGCGGCGTAAGCAAGTCGGGACTGGTGTAGCCGTTATATCCTCCTACAAGGGAATCCAGCGTAAGGACTCGCGGCCCTGTCTCGTTCTGTGTCTGCTCGAACTCCGCTGGTGCTCTGCGTCTCTCGGCCATTAGCGTGACCCGCTAGGAGAAACGGTGTAGCGCAAAAGCCTTTGCGGGAAAGGGCGTACCCTTGCTGGTTCCTGCCGCTGGCGAACCATGATACTGTCGCGCATGGAGTCCAGCTCCGTCTTGGCTAGAGCCGCCCAAGAAGTGAAGCGCGAATCATTGCCCGGCGTGGACATGAAGTTACGCGTGGCGATGGTCGAAATGACGTTGTGATGCCCATCTGGAATATCAGGAACGGAACAAAGATTGTAGTTCGTAAGCGCCGGGATTACAGGGTTTGGAGCGGTCAAGAGTGTCAAAGCCGTGTCGCTGGCAATAGCTTTTACCCGGAACGTTTGGTTGTTCGCACCTTGATTGAAAACCAGTTCCATCCCGATGTCGGTGTCCTGGTCATTGCCGGGCAGGGCGGAAATAAAATCAGCGGGGACTACTTGCGTGAAGTTCGTCCCTGCTCCCGTGATTGCTGTTCCGGCGCTCGACACCGTGCCGTTGAACACGATGGCCAGCGGCATGAAAATGAAGCTGTAGGTCACTTCAATCTGCGTGCCTACTGGCAGAGGTTGAGCAAAGAGCACGCTGAACTTGCTGAATAGAATGTAATAGTATGGCCCGCTAGTGGCCGCTATCTGCGGAGTGATTTGCTGCTGCGCCTGAAAGTCATCGTCGTTCCAGCTGCGCGGCTGACCCTTGCTCCAGTTTGTGTCGCCGGGCTGAAGGATGCGGAGGCGGTCAATCTGGAAGGCGCGAAGCGAAACAGCGGTATTGAGATTCCCGTTAAAGTTAGCGAGGAAGTCAAACTCTACCGCTGAGGTTGCAACGGTTACGATTTTCTGGTCGGTGAAATAGCTGTCCTCAAGCTGGAGGATATAATCCCAAGTCTCTTTGTACGCAGCGTTTACTTCGTCCAGATACTCGGAAATATCGTAGGACGGATTACGCCGCTGCACTCGCTGGCAAAGAGAAAGGGCATTCACTCACTGTTACCTCTTGGGTGCCGTTAGTTCCGCCATGCGTTTCTCGACTTCCGCAGCGACAAGCTGAGAAATCTGCGCGGGGTCGGGCTGGATAATCTGGATGTTTGCCGGAACCTGCGCGGCGGGACGGTTCACCACTTCCGGTCGCGCCATTCCGAGGATGTCGTAGCATTCCTGCTCGTAGGTAGTGGGACTCCAGCGCCCCGGCCCACCCTGCATCTTCACGCGGAACTGCAATTCAAAAGCCTCTACCACTTTCTTCCTGAAAACAAGATTCCGCTTCTTGCCTTCGGCGGCCAGTATTTCCATCTCTTTTTCTGACGTATGGTCGCTGTTGCAGAACATCAAGCCCACAGGATAGAACGTGCCATTGAACTCCATGCCCTTGTCGCGGCAGATGCGCGTGGCCAGTTCGCGGGCGGAGATGGTGATTTCCTTCTGGTCGGCTTCCTTGTCCACCCAGCTTGTAACGTAGGTGTCCTTGTAAAAACCATCAGGGTCAAGCGCCGTCCAAGCCCCAGCAGATAGCGGAACCTGAATGCGATAGGCTTGAACGTAATCGACCAAAAACCCCTGGTCGCCTCGCTTCGGAAAATCTTCTGGACTCCAAATTGCCCACGGCATTATTTTGTTCCTTTCTCTTCAAATGGCATCCATGCTGGTTTCGGTGGCCCTTGATTGGCTACCGTCACGGTGTCGGCAATCTTGTCATTCAGGGCGATGCCGTCCGATTCTTCCATCTTGTCCTGCCCGTAGACCACGACACTGAACTTTGCACGCATATCTTCCGTCCGCATGGGAGGCGTGGTATAGGTTTTGGCGCTGGGCGCTCCGGCGATGAAGGCTCCGTCTTTCTTCCAGAGATACTTGTAAGGAGCAACGAGGTCGGTATCGACGGCAAACGTCGCCATCGTGCCGGGAACTGCCGCTGGTGTGGTGCTAATTACTTTGGTTGCCATAAACCCTTTCCCATGCTTCGGCGTAAGAGCGGCTGTACCCTACCCGGCTTTCGCTGAGATGCAACCCAGCCCGTACTACCCGCTCCGCTCCGTCCATGTAGCTGTCGGTCATTTCATCGGCCTTGCGCTTGTTGTAGTCCTCGCGTTCCTTTTTGTAGAAGTTCACAAGCTCTGCCGCTGAACTCGTTTCCCGGTTGCCCACGGAAAGAATCTGTAAGTCACGTTCCGTGACGCCCGGTCCTTCGGTCGTGCGGGCTACATAGTCCTTGCCCGTCACGTCCTTGCCAATTAAGTCGAGCTTGCCATCAGAACGCTTTTTTGGCTTGAGCTTCCAAGACTCAGGAAGCGCGGCCATCAGGCGACCTGGTACAAACCTTGGAGCGGCGATTCGGCAGCCGCGAAGTCAAAGTTCGTGGTCGTGCCCGCAGCAGCAGCTAGCGCCGTTGAGAGAGCCGCGTTCTGTGCCGCCGTCAGTTCCATGTCCACAAGAATGGACTGGTTCGGAAGCGTGCCTGTCCAGACCTGTAAACGGCAAGCGCCGCTGGCGCTGACGAGGTTCGTGCAAACTAGCCTTGTTGCAACCAAAGTCGCCATCTGATTCTCCTTTTAACCGATTCGAGCAAAAACGTTAAATCCTGTTGCCGTGCCGAGCGTTACGGTCAAAAAATTCAGCCGCATTTTCCCGTTACCACCCAACCCTGAAACATCTAAAGCAATGGGTATATTATTCGTCGAAGATTCGAAAGCAATTCCTGAATAAGGTGATAACCCCGCTGCTGCGCCACTTACCGGAGTGAGCTTATTGAAAATGCCGAATACCGGAGTGAATGCCGGAATCCCTTCTGGAACAATGGCTGCTTCAAGCTGCCCCACTACCGAAGTCAGCGTTCCGGCAATAGGGATAGGAACAACCTGCACAAGCAAGACGCCGCGATAGTTCGAGGACTGAGGAATAATCCCGAACGGCGCTTGTGCTCCCGTCGTCTGAATGTTGCTGTAGAGCCACTCATCCACGCCAAGGCGCAGAGTGAAGCTCGTTATCCCTGGACTGTTTGCTGGCATTTAGTGTCCAAAAGCGCAGATGAGCGTCTTTACCGCCGTGACGTTGGTGGTGTTGGCCACTTCAAGTCCTGTAGAACTGACGGCGAAGCCAAGATTCCCAGTGGCACTGAAAATTATAGAGTAAGTTGCTACTTGCCCATCTGCCCAGATACCAACCGGGCCGAACACCGGAGGAATCTGTAACTGGAAATCGGAAGTAGCCGCGTAAGTGTTGAAAAAGAAAGTCGAGGCAGGAAGCGCATATCCGCCAGTTGGATAGCTAGCATCGCCGTCCACTTCCACGATGGCGAAGAACTCGGACGCGCCCCAAGCCCATTTGTATTTCGGAATGATTGTCAGAGCCATCCGTTACTTCCCTTCTTCCGGGTTGTACTCCACGTCGTCGGATTTGAGCCCGCCGTTGATGGTGTTGCTGAACGAATCGTCCAGGTCATCCATCGCCTGTTTCAAGGCTTTGGAAGCCTGCCCGCCAAGTTCAGGAACCTGCCCCGTAATCGAAGTCCCGTCGCCGCTGGTATTCACTTTCCCCATTGCCATTCTCCTTTAGGGCTTTGCCCGATCTTTCACCATGTCTCTTGTGTCGGACACATCAGGGCCATCTGATTCCGCTGCCTTGTCCGTGACGCTGAGTGATCCCATACGGCGGAGCGCTTCTGCTGCTGCGTCTTTCGCTCCGCCGTCAGGATCAGCACCGTAAATGTCCTTGTTGCACTTAGCCATTTTTAGTAGCCAGCCGGAACGCTCAAGCCAACGACTGCGGTGTTGGCGTTCGGGAAATAGGCTCCTAGGTTTCCACGGAACTCCAGATAGGCCACAAATGCATCGTTGTAGCCGCCCGTGGTAGTCGGCACGCGGTTCAGAATCGAACCTGTCCGGTCATCAAAGCTAAGTTTCCGCGCCGTGACCTTGAGCAAGGATTCCTTGTTCACGAAATACAGTGTGTCGCGCGGGGCGTCCGTGTCGATGACCCAGGGGATGCCTTCAAACTCATAGGCGGTGTAGCCCAAGTCCATCTTCATGGCCGTGCCGTTGAACTGCTTGAGCGTCCAGCCCATGTCGGCATAGGCGTGAAGTTGGCTGCCGTGGCTCCAGATGCGGAGCTTCGACAGGTCAACCGCGCCGCGAACTTGCTGAATCGTCCAGATGCCGCGCCGGAGGAAATCACGGGTTAGGGCAGGCGTCCCGGCCAGCGTAATGACGTTGGCGTTGTACTGCGGATTGGCTGCCCGGTTAATGTTCTGGAAGTTGGCCGCGAACGTGCCGTTGTCGACGATGACCTTAAGGCCCGCCATCGCCTTGTTGAAAGAGCCCGAAGAAATGATGGCATCGCCTGATACTAGTACGCCAGCCGCAGAAGCCGGGCCGACTACGATAGTGACCGCGCCGCCTGCCGCCGTCAGGTTCGTTGTGCCAGCCACGCCTAAAAGGTTCGAGACGGACACGATGGTTGCCGTGCCCTTGACGGTGTTGACCGTGCCAGTAAGGAAGTCCACTGTCAGGCCGGGACGCAAATAACGCGCACCGTCTCCCAACCCCGTCACGTCCACAGTGGTGTTGGCAACCGTCGAGAGGGTGACGCCAGCGCCGACTTTGGCAAGAGTGCCGGAGCCGTCGAGGAAGGAATACCAGTTCAGTTCCTTGATGGCATCCACGACGCCGTTGCGGACGTTAAAGGCAAGGGACTTCACATAGTTGGTAGCGTCTCCGCCACCGCCTGCGTCGAGCGCCGCCCCGGTAAACTGAATGGGCTTGACGTAGCTGTAGAAGCCCACGATGGCGCGGTTCACGCGCTGGGAGTCGCCAGCCGGAAGCGCTCCGCCATCGCCATACCATGCGTGCTGGCCGTTACCTGCCATGTGGACGGGGATTTCTAGTCCACGGTTCGAAATCATGGTGCCCGCGCCTTCGAATACATCGTTCCAAAGGACGGCGGCGGTATTGAACTGTTTTTCTACGCGAGGATTGAAAACGACCTTGAAAATCGGGTCTGCTGCGGACAAATCGAATTGTGCCACTTGAGCCTGCTAGGCCGCTATTTGTATGCCGATTTCAGTTCTGAGTCGGAGATATTGCCCCAGATGGGGTCGTGCCCGTGGCCCTCTTGTTTCGAGGACGCGCTGCCGTTTACGTTATCGGCGGCAGCGGGAATCTCTCTTACGCCGTTCGCTTCCACTGTGGAGCGGCGGGTATGCTCGGCATTCGATGCGGCTTTGGTTTCAGCAGTAACGAGGCCAGAAGCCTTCGAGAAGTAGGTCGGCACATCCACGTAGACGCCAGCGGCTATCCGGTCACGGGCCTTTGCATCTCCCCAGAGCATTTCATTCGTTTTCAGCCGGATATAGTCTCTATCCTTCTGCGAAACAGATTCAGGGAGCTTCGCCAGCAGACCATCCACGGACACCTTATAACCTTCTGAGATTGCCGTCTGCCTGCGTGCGGACTCTTCCTGATTCTCTTTCTGAATGAACCTGTCCAGTTTGGCCTCGATTGCGGTGAGTCGCGGGTCAACTGCGGGTGCCGAATCAGCAGTTCTGCTCGAACTGCCGTTCGCGCTGCCATTGCGGACTTCGGCGGGGAGACGGTTAAACCAGCGGTCGGATACTCGCTCCAGCAGTTGCTTATGCAACGCCGGATTGTTCTTCTCAATTTCATCGAGCAATAGGTCAGGATTATTTTCGAGAAGTGCGGGCAGGTTATCAAGAGCAGTTTTGGCTGCCTTGAACTCCGCTGCGGTAGCCGGAGTAATGCCCATATCGACCAGTGATTTATACGCCTCTACGTCTGCTTCCGTGAACTGAGGTTTCGTTTCCACGGTTTCCGCCGTGGTCGTTGCCGCAGTTGTTTCAGTAGAGGTAGCGGTGGTCTGCTGAGTCGCTGCGGTCTCTAGTTCGGTGAAAGTCAGATTACCTTCCATGCTGTTCCTTGTAGACTACAAACAAGCGATAGTCAAGACAATTTCATCCGTTGCGTCCGTTGCGCCTTCTTTGCTGCGCGGAGTGAGACTGTCCGCGAGGGCCAGTATGGTGTTGGTTGCCTCCTGATGGCTGCGGCTGATGGGGTTTCATGGCATTGCCTTTTTGCTGTCCGGCAACCTGCCGCTGCTGTGGAGAAGTCTGTTCGGCGGGTTTCCCGCCTTGCTGTGGCGTACCTCCGGCTTCCTGTCCCGCTCCCTGAATAGCCCCTTGAATCTGCGCCATCTTCTGCATATTCAGCAGATGTTTGTGCAGATGGTCTTGCGCTCCGGCCTTCACTTGCGGCGGTTGGTCGTCCCAATCGTCCGACTTCATCCAGTCCGTGAGCGTCTGGATATGCACAGGGTCATTGTCGCGGGCAAGCATGGGGTCGGGGAATTGGCCCGTAGCTTTTGCTCCCTGAATCTCTTTGGTCTGCACTTTCGAGTCCCGCGAGTTCGGGCTTAGGTCAGGAGAAAGCTGATACAACTCCAAGACTTTGTTCTGTACTGCTTGCGGTAGTTGCGGATTGAATGCTCCGGCTGAAATCGCTTGCACGAGATTCTGCTGCTTAGATGGGTCGAGCGGAACGATTCTGGCCACCCACCGAATACCATCGAGTTTCAACATCTCTCCGCGCAGCATCTTAAATTCCCACTGTCCATTTTGTCCCATTGTGGCTTGCACGCGGTCATCGAGCCAGTTTTCTGCGGCCAGTTTCGTCATCTGCATAGCCCAGAGTTCGTTTTCTTCCTTGTACATAAGCTGCAAGGGCGCAAGCATTCCTTGCGCTTGAGCGGCTGCTGTTTGCTGCCCGCCAAAAGTATTGATACCCGTTTCGTGCTGGCCGATTGCTGCGGGAGAAACGCCGGAATGGAACGTCATATCCTGCAAGCGGGTGTTTTTCCATTGCCAAACGTCAGAGGAAATCTGCCCTCCGGGGTGCCATTTCACGGCTTGGTCGATGTTTCTTTGCCCCAGGTTCTTGCACTCAATCATGTAGCCGCCGTCGCGGATGATGTTGTTCTTATCGATTTTCTGCGTGTCGGCTAGAAGCAGAGGCATGGTGTTGTAATCGACGTGGCGCATCAGCATGCGGTCGCATTCATCGAATTGCATCTGTAGAGGAATCAAATCGTCGTCGCCGTCGCCCCAGAATCTTCCTTCGACGTGGATGTGTTTGAAATGCGTCCAGTGGTCGTCCATCGACTCGTTACGCGTTTCAAGCAGGCAGTCATCGGCTTTCCCGGCATACATTCCAACCGGAAACAGCTTCCTCATCTCATCATCAAAGAAGTATTGGCTTGGCCGAATCCAGCCTTGAATCAGAATCTTTTTCTGCTGCGCTACCGCCCGTTCATACCAACCCGGATATTGCGTCGGGTCGCTCGGCAAATCAGGAATGGCTTCCTGGTAGACAAGTCCGATGTCCTCGCTGACGTTCACGCCTTCGCCCGCCGACTGCATCCCGCCGAATTTGGCTTTCGGGAAATTCGCATGGAGCGCCACGGAATCAACCATCCGTACACGTAGAAACTCCGGCGCTTCTCTTAGCGTCTTGACACTAGAACGGACGTAAGCCTCGAACGGCCAAACCACTTCGCAGATTTCTTGTCCTTTGGGGTAGGCTACTTTTCCTTTCATCTGCGGGACTTGGGCCGTTTGTGGCGGAGTGTTTATAGGTGGTGCGGGAGCATCCGGCCCACAGGCAGGGCAGACCTGCGCTTGCCCTTCGCCCTGTAACTGACAGACCGGGCATTGCCAACTGCCTTCGCTGATTTGCACTTCGACATCTTCGTAGACTGGCTGGGTAAAAAAACCGTATCTTGGATCAACGGAATAATAGTTGTACCGGAAGGAGTTTCCAAAGAGACGAAGGTTAGTTGCCTCGCGCGCCCGAATTGCATCATAGCCAATATTTTCTTTCTGTATGTCCAGTGAAGCCCTAGCCGCCGCTGCAATGCCTTGAGATTCCGCATCAGGGCTGGTCGGTTGAGCAATAAACTCCGGGGCCGTCTGGACGTACATGGCTGCGCCATAGCGGATATAGCTCCTGTAGTAGTTCGAAGCGAACCCATACTCAGCGGAATTTACGCCAATGCTGTCGAAGGAAAACCCGATGTCGGAAAGAACGGAATCATGGTAGCCAGTGAAGAACAGGTGATTGCGGAACCACTTCCGATGGAGTTGCAATTTCTCGTACTGTAGCTGCCAGTAGCGCTGGTCGAGCATCCATTTAATTCGTTCCTCAATGGGCCGTCCCCACGGGTAGGACGGAAGGATTGCCCGTTTGTCCTGCTTTTCCTGTTTGTCGCGGACAAGCGAATCGCTACCCCCCTTGAACATCGAGGTAACTTTCTGCATTATTCCGCTGACTGTTCCGCCCACTTACTTTTTCTCCACATACTGCGGCATCCCAGGAATCTTGAAGCGCACTCGCTCCAGCATTTCCATTTTGCGTTTCTCCGTGAGCGGTTCCGGCTTCGCCAGTTGCTTCACCGCTTCCGCCAGCGGGTGCTCGTCAGGCAGGGGATTTAGTCCCTTGCTTTCCAGTATCTTGTCTATCAGTCCCCGGTTTGTCCGGTTGTGCTGATACTGCTGGACTGCCAACAGAAGTGCCAAAAGTCCGCTTGAGATATAACAGGCTAGGTGCGACTCCAAGCAGTTCCTCCTTTTCGTAATTGTCCCAATCTTTTTCGCTCATCGTGTCCTCTCTGGATGGCAGCGCGGGCACGCATGCCGCGTTCCTCCTTGCACATGCGTATCGAAGGGCTTGAGGTCATTGCGCGAGAAGCATTGCCCACAGATACTACACCGCATTACTTGACCGACAATCGGCTTGATGGCCGGAGCTTCTTTCAGCTCTTTCGCTTCCTGCGCAATTTGTGCTTCGAGCGCCGTTCTAGCGTCATCCATGTTTCACTTTGACTTTCATCTTCATCTTGGCTTCGACTTTGGCTTTCTTCTTGTCGGGAGTTTTACCTTTTTGCGCCAGCTTCATCGCGGCCATGACCATCGGCTTCATCAGGTTGCCCATGCCGCTAAGGTCTGCCATTGATTTCTCCTAGTAGGCGCTGCGCATCCTGCCACTGGAGCGTATCATCGTCGCGCCACTGACAGCATACGTCTCCCGCTGCAACTTCCGTTTGGAGCGCACGGCAAAATCCAGTTGCCGATTCCCATTTCTCTTCTTTGCCTTCCGTCTGGTAGTGGTCGCAATCGTCGCCGCCGTTTATACCTCCGCAATTGGCTCCGCCGTATTTCTGGCCCGGCTTAGGAGCGTTAATCCAGATGAGCCCCATGTAATCGGGGTCGGAAGCAAACACCCGATAGAACGCTTCGCCCTTGTTCGTCTTGCCATAGAACTGCATGGAGCAGCACGGCCAGTACTCAATCTGCTTGGCGTCGGCAGTCGCTTCTTTCGGCCATATCAATTTCTTTATGATTTTGCGCGGGCCGATAAGCGAACAGGTTTCCGCTGTTTCGTTGTAGAACTGGCAGTTGTAGCAGGAGGCTGGTTCGTCGTTCATTTCCTCGGACGTGGTGAAAAGCGCTTCGCCTTTGGTGTTGACGACGGGAGATAGACTTGTAGGCGCTGAGAAGGCCATACGCATGGCGTTGACTTTCCTAAGCTGCTCCGGCCCGTAGACCGGAAAGCCGCCTTCGATGATTTTAAGATCGCTTCTGCTCACGTTTCGCTCTGGCCTTGTCCACTCCTGAAATCGTGCCTTTATTTCTGCTAGCGTAGAAAACTGATTCCGCCTTTTTAGGGTCTTTATACGTTCGCCGCATCGCGGCCATGATTTTATTCCCCTTCTCAGTTAAGGGCATGGTTCACGGGCTCAGGAATGTCGTCGCTGACCGATTGATTCAGTTCGCGCTGCATGGCGTGAAGGGCTTTGGTGATTTTCAGAATGAATTGCCCTTCGAGGAAAACAGGGGTGAAGTTCGCGGCGTCGATGAAGTCGGTGTCTTTCTTGTGGAGAAGTAGCCGCCAGCGGTCTTGGCCGAAAACCGGGAAAAGCAACTGGCCATTCGAGCCGTGATATTCGTAGCCTTCGGGGGGCAAGAGGACTTCAGCGAAAAGCGTTTCTACTAGTTCATCGGGCGTGGGCGGCGGAGGTGCCATGTTCATTGCGGAGGAATCTCCCTAGCCTGTTGTACTCTTAAATCCTTAATTCTCAAAGTGGAAAATCCGTGGCGGCGCAAAGGTTCCTTTTCCTTGTGTTCCTCGACGCGCTGCCAGTAGAGCCGTGAGGCTACGTCAAGCTTTGGATTCTCCCACTTTTTCGGCAAAACAAGTTCGCTCGGAAGCGGCCTAAAGGTGTGAATCAGGTAGCGGATAGCGTCAGGACAATGGGAATTGGCGTGGCTCGGCTCGTTTTTCGGATTACCGGATTTGTCTTTTGCCCATTTATAAGTCGTTAGTTCGCGGATGGTGTTGGTGCAGGACTTGGCTACGAAGTAGCGCGGAGAGCCTTCTTTTCCGGTGAAAGGATGCTTTAGGCGAGGGTCGATGTGCATGTATTGGGCGACTTTGAAAAGGCCGGGTTTCACGTCCTTGATGGCTGCTTGGCCGGAGATGCCGTAATCTTCCAGCTCAATCGCCGCCGCTCTTTGGGCATAGTCGTAGGCCATGCCTTCGAGCTGACGGCCATCCATTTTTTCGTGGAACTGTTCGGCAATGGGTTTTACGCGGAGTTCCGAGCCGTAGATTTCGGCAAACTGGTAGAGATTGCCGTCCGGGGCCAAGCTCGCTATGGGGATAGCCCAAGGATCGCCTTCTTCGCCGCCGCCAACGTCCGTGCCGACAAAAACAGGCCATTCTACGGGCGGTCTCTGGTGCCCGGAAAACACTTCCCAATCCCGCGCGTCATCCCAGACGTGGGTATTATCGCCAAATTCCTTATAAATCAGGTCGGTAAAGTCGGTGAAACTTCCGTTTACGAAGCGGTCGTACCAGTCCGGTGGATAGAGGCATTTTCTGCGGATGTGATATTCCTCCGGCAGAAAGACGTTCTCCATCGAAGTCGCGCCGATGCCAAGATTCAGGCTTTTCATTTCCGCCGAGCGGTCGGGGTCGAAGAAATACCGCCACTGGTAGTCGTGCCCGGCTGGGTTTGAGGCGCTACGGTAGATTCTTCGTGAAACGTTTTTGCGTCTCAGGCGTCCGGTAAGCATCAGGAACACTTCTTCGGAGACTTCGCTGGCCTCATCTACCCCGGCAAAGCTCAAATTTAAGCTGCGGATGTGGCCTGTCACTTTAGGGTCGGAAATATCGAGATGCCGGAAAATGACTTGATGGCCGTTAGAGAATGTCCAAGTCTTTTTGGCTTCCGCCCAATCGCCCATGCTAGATGGCACTAGTTCAAGGAACGTTTTCATGGTGGTGGATTCAAGGGCTGGCATATTGAGGCGTCCGAGGAGGGAAAAACCGTTCGGCTCGATAACGGCGTTGCAGATACAGGACGTACAGAGGGAGACGGATTTGCTTGCGCCTTCTCCGCCGACGAAGGCTACTGCGAAATACTTCGAGGTTACGAATTCCTTGGCTTTTGGTAACTTTTCAAGTCCCGCGATTGCGTCAGCGAGTTCTAGTTCTCCGGTGTAGAAGCCCACTTATGCCAGCCTTCGACTAACGCCTGCCTATGAATCTTGCGCTGTTTCTCTTCCCAGCGGCTTGCGCCGTCTATCTTATCCCAAATATAGAATCCCACTAGCGTCCAAAAGGCTACCGTGAACATCTGGCCCCAGGTGGCTTCGAAGTTCGGTTGATGGTACATCAGATTCCTCCATGCCGCGCGGTAAATGCTATGCCGTAGGCGTTGCCGGAGCCCAAATATAGTCTCGGCAACCGTTCAAGTTTGTGATGGCCTGTCCTATGGAGCAAAAACGAAAGACCCTCACCGGCCCCGTAGAAGGCAAGCTGAAAGCCCACCATCCCAGCGCAACTCTGAGTAGGCAGGTTCATCTCGCGCTCGCCCCGTGCCAGAAAACGGCAGGTAATCGCTGAATCCGTCGCGGCCAAAGTCCCGGCTGCGGCTAGTTCCAGTTTTGCGAAGCGGTCGTAAAAGCGATGTTTGGTGAAAGGGCTTTCCGGTTCGGCGTGATAGGCCGTGCCACTATCCTTTGGAGGGTTCCCCGCGCGCCTTTCGGCAAGCACTACTGGCTTCACCTCTCGGCTAAGCGCCCACGGTTCACCTTGTCTCGCCAACCCCGTACTTACCCTCTCCTCATGCGCTGGCTCAGTCTGTGCGCCACAGAATTGAGCCATAGCTCCAAGAGCAAAAAGCAAAAGTCCGCTCATTCGATTATCGCCAGTCCCCCGCATTGCCAGCAGCGGAAACTCTTTGCGACCCCGTGCTTGCATGTTTTAGCAGTATGTCTATGTTCACCAACTCCACCCGATGTGGATTCGGATTCTGCGTTATTAGCAGGTAAAGCTGCTGCCGTAGGTCGCTCAGGCGCACTAATCCGCCGTTTTGCCACACGTACTGACGTAGGCCGTGGCAGTCCCGAATTGTCCTCAAGTTCTCCAAGTAGTGTCTCCCGCATCCACTCCACCAGCGTCTTGCCCTCTCCCCGCGCCCGCTTCTCCATCCTGTCGGCGTCTCCTGATTCTACGTAAACCACTAATCGAGCCCGCTGGTCGAAGATTCTTCGCACTCGCCAAACCTATAGCATGTCGTATATATGTGTCAAGAGAATTCGCAAAAGTTGTGGATGAAGATATGCATTGGCAAAGGGGTCCCCCTCTTTTCGGCTGCTTCCCTTAGCCAGTACTGGTAGTCCTGAGGCGTCCCATAAGACTTATTGTGTTAACTAGGATGTGATGATACTAAAGGACTTAGCTTACACTTGCACAATTATGGTGCAATGGTACACTATTTGTCTGGAGTAACGTCTATTGCGGAGTCTTGCTTAACTGGAGTGTTTGGCTGTACTTGCATAAGATTCTGGATAGCAATCGTCAGACCGGGATCAGGGGCTTTGCCTTGCTTCGAGTTTAATGGCCAGATAGTATTTTCAAGGACCTTAATTGCCATGTTTTCAGAGTTTTGCGAGAGTCTATGCTTTGCGACGCGAATGCTTTCCGGGATCAGGTCCATACTCGCAAGTCTTTCTCTCTGAAGTGTCTCATCGAAATTGTTCAGGTCTATCACGTTTGTAACCGTGTTATAGGCTATGCCTAGGTCTCTTTTAATCTTTAGCTTAGACTGCCCATTAGCTCTTTTTGCCAGAATTGCAGACTGAATAGCAGGGGCTTTCCTTGAGGACTTTGGCCGATACGCTTTCTTATTGGCTGTAACAGTCTCTAATTGCGGAGAATCGGTGCTCATGCCTGGAGTATCGCGCGGACCTGCCTGCTATTGCAAGAAAAAAAGGCCAGAGTTTTTAGGCTCTGGCCTTTGGGTTTGAGTGTTTTCTGCTACTTGCGCGTGTAGGCTAGGAATTTTTCGCGCTGAAAATAGGGGTTGAATTGCCTGCAAACGTCTGCGATCTTGCGGCAGTCTACGTCCCACTGACTTTCGGCCATGTCTGTTAGGACGTTTGGGTTGATAGGCTTTAACGGTCTCGCGGACCGTAGCGCATCTGCTAGGGCAATGAAGTGTTTGCGTGTCATGGTTTGGCCGCCAGTCGGAAGTACTCTGGTAGGCTGGAAACATAGAGAATATTATTCTCCGCGCATTTGTTGCGGCATTCGAGCGTAAGCAAGGGGTGTGGCGCGTCCCCTACTCCCGTTACCACGCCGTCACATATCCAGACTTTTGGTCCGCGCTGTCTGGCAAGCCAGTCTAGGGCAGGTCCGTCCACCCCGTTACCGTCGCCCATTCTTTCCGGGTTGGACGCGTATCGTCCGTTTTGCGCGAAGATAATGAGCCAGCCGTCCCTTTTGCCGTCTGAACAGTATCCCGCTATGGTTGCGGCTGGCGCTGTCTTTAGCAGTTCTACCAGGTCCCCGCTGGATAGGTTCATCGATCCCGATATGTCTATTAGGATATTTCCGCCAATGCTAGGGACCTTGCGATCCCATGCCATGCCATCAAACGCCGGGAGTAAGGCGCGTAAGGGATTACGGAATGCTCCCATAAACCCTGCCTTGCGTTTGTGGCCTAGTCTCATCCGCGAAATAGACTTGTCTAGGTTAGGTTTGACAATTTCCATGTCGCACCATTCCGGGGTTTCGTTGAAAAGACGCGGCAGGGTAGTACTGCCCTTGGCGTCCAATTTGGACAGGTCCTCGCGTTCCGTTTGGGGTTTGCCAAAATAAGATTCTAGGGTTTTGGCCGTGAGGATTATTTTGTCGGTAACTTCAGACGGGATGCGTGTTTTGCCTTTCATGCTTGCGCCGATAGCGCGAAGCGTTAGGCTGGCCGTTTTGAGCACGGCCATGTCACGCGCGTTCAGTACTTTATCGGTTATCTTGTTTTTTACGCTGAGAATCTGCAAGGCGCGCTGTGCGTGTATCTCGCGGATGAATTCTTGCGGTATCTCGCCGTCAATTTTCGGCATGGGCAGGTTTTTAATGCTGTCCACACCTTGCGCAAAGGCAAACCCGTTAACGATGTTATCTAGGACGGGTTGTACCCATTCATTCTTGGCGCAATGGAACGTCCGGTCTATATCTGGGGTTATCGCGTCAACGGCAAGGTGAGCGTATTCATGCGCGCGGATCGCTATGTCCTTATCTTCATTTGTCAGTGGCACGCCAAAGGCACGGCCAGTGTAAGAGGTAGTTCCAGCCGTGCCTTGCATCGGATCGCAGACCGTGTATTCTCCGTTTCCCCTGCCTGCTACGGCTGGAACTGGAATGTACTTACGGTCCTTGGCGCGTTTTTTGAGTATTTGAGGTATCACGCGACACCCCGCAGTTTGAGGGTGTCGGTTATGTCCTTGGCGCGTTCCGCATAAGCAAGGACAGAGGCAGTTTCCATGTCCACCCCTGCATTGCGAAGCTTGGCGTAGGCGAAGCTAGCGCGGGTGGAAATAGCGCGGGAGCTGTCTTTCCAGGAGTCCTTTACCGCGTCCCCTAACCCTGCCCATGCCGAATTCAGCGCGGAAATTAGTCCGGGATGAGGATCAACCAAATTGATTACACACTCGCACCTATCCCGCAAGGCAGGATCAAGCTCATCGGCTGTATCGTTGGAAGTAATCACGGCGCGAAAATTCCTGTTCGCCGTTACGGTCTCGCCGTCCGCCAAGGTAATTCTCGCGGAGTCCTTGCTGTCTAGGACGGCCAGTAATGCATCCTTTACAGCACCAGACGCGCGGGACAGCTCATTAATTACCAGAGTCTTTCCTTCCCGGAATGCCGTCACTACAGGTCCATCATGGTAGACAAAGGCATTTCCTTCCGGGATATAGTGGCCAAACAATTCCTGCACAACAGTATCCTCTGAGAGATTCAGGGACACCGTATTACTTGGATTCTCTCCCCCTTGCGCTGTGAACGTTTTTCCGATACCGGGTTTCCCGCAAACGCAAACAACCCGCAAGTGTTGGATCGCGGTATCCAGTAAGGACCATGCATTTAGATTAGTAGTAGTCATGTCGGTTTTTCCTTTTCTTGATTCAGATTCGGGTTGCCCATGCGAGGACACCCCGTAGGCATAGAGTAGACTGTAGCGTGTAGCAATGCAAGTGAATAATCGCCTGTCTCGACAAATGTAACTAGTAGTACGCGTATGAATTACGCGAATTGTCTTGACATGGGAAAACAATAGGGTGTAAAAACTACAGTGTAGTTTGTCGGTTCCATGCGAGTACGGGATATCGGGAGTTTAACGGTACTGGTATCCCGTTACTATCCAAACGTACAGTACTACGCCATTAAGGGGAGTTTTTGTTACTCTCAAAAAAGCCGGGGGTTTTTGGAAAATTTCCTATATATGGCCCGCAAAAATTTTTGAAATTCATCCTGTGGGAAGTAGGACCCATGCCAAGGGACCCTCTCTGCCCGATTGGAGCCGAACATGCCCATTAAACTAATGGAAAATGAAAAAGATTCTATTCCCAAGCCTAAAGTGAAAGCGGTTATACGCCAAACGAAGATTTGGCAAGAAGCCGTAGAGTTCCTTGCTGGCGGCAAGCCGTTTGAAATCAAGCTGCCCAAGAATTTCCTGCTCGCGCAGGGCATCACCGATCCGGTGGTATCTTTTAAGGTTTCGCTTCAGCGCTTTGCGGAACGCAAGGGTTTCCGCTACCGCATCTATATCGTGGACGCTGTGATCTATTGCGTCCCAGTACTCACATCCTGAAAATTGGTACTTGACGTAGTAGTAGCAGTAGCACATAGTCGGCGGCAGGAGGCAATCATGCCGAAAGCATCATTGAGTAATGACAAGCGCCAAGCACTGATGGACGACATCAGGCAGGGCTTGAGAATGAAAGACATTGAAAAGAAGTACGGAGTCACTGGTGGTACGGTCAGCTATTATCAGAACAAGATTGGCAAGCCTGGACGTAACGGGCATCGCCGCATCGCTCCCATCGTTCTAGGCTCTACGATTGACAACGCCCGCTCCAGTAAAGAACAAGTCGCTGAACTGGTGGATTTGCTGTGGACGCGGCTGCCGTTGCCGGAGAAGCTGGCTATCCTCAAAGGAATAAGCCGATGAAAAGGAAAGAGAAGTCCCTAAGTCTGGCCACCGTCAGGAAATTCTTCCCAGACGTAACCAGCGTAACCGACGCCGACGACAACACCATCCTTGAAGTCACCCGCACAGATTCCAGTTCCGGTACTACCAAGAGTCATAACCATTGCGCCTTTGCCAAGGCTTGCCAACGCAAGTTCCAAGCCCGTGGAGTGATTGTCTCTGTGAAAACCTGCTACATCATCAAAAAGGACGCGGCTATACGCTTCATTCTGCCGGAGAGCGTCAGCCGAGAGATTGTTTCCTTTGACCGCAAGGGCGGGTTTGCCGAAGGCCACTACCAACTGAACGCCCCTACCAGCTCACATCGTCTTGGTGCTCGCCAGGAACGCGCCGAAGGCGTGCATGTAACGAAAAATGCCAGCAAGCGCAAATTTCGCCACTTTACTTCCGGTATCAGGGCTATGCTGCACGGCAAGAGGATTGACGAGGTTGCGTAAAAGCAAGAAAAAGCCGCTCTATCGCTGCACGTTTTGCGGGCATCGCTCGCGCCGTACTGGGGAATGCCCCTTCTGCGGACAGCTTAGGAAGGACCCTTTGGGCCGTGAACTAGAGCGCAGAAGGGCTAGGAGATACCAGGAATGACGCCGGAAGAACACAAAATCGCTCTAGCGGAGATTGAAAGGCTCATGGACGGAGACCCTGCCAAGGACAGTGTGGAAGGCATGCTCTTAGCGCAACTGGCCGAGAAGGTCCAGAAGCACGAAACGGCTGTTTATGCCGAAAGACTAGAAATCTGGAGCCGCATCACCAAAGAACCCCTCTTTCAGTTCTTAAAGCACGATCCCGTAGGCCGTACCATCCTATGCCTGTTTGCTAACGGCCAAATCTCGCATGGCAAATGCGCGCAGGCCATAACCGAGAAGTTTTGCTTGAATCTTGAACCAGATTTGCCGGAATGGAAGGGCTACGATGTCCAAGAGTAATGGAACTATGGGTGTCTACAAGTTCGCGCGCGAAATGCGCTGGAGCGTGGATTGGGTGTACAAGCAGATTCAGGCGGGAAACCTAAAGGCCGTGAAGGAAGGCCGTAAATGGGCTATCCCTGAAAAAGAGCTGGAGAGATGCCGCGCCAAGTAGGACCCCAATGTGTGCGATTTAGCCGCTAGGCTCGTTCTCCCGGTGCTGCCCTCAGTTCAGGGCTACGCTCGTACAGTGTCTTGCAACCCATGCAAAGCCACCCATCTGCTATCCAAAATGCCGCTGTGTAGTTGTCGCCTGGCTCAAAAGGGTCAACGCGCCGCACGTAGGCTCTCCCATGAATATGGCACTCTGGCTCATTCGGCTCGCTCATTCCGTCTCTCCCGGTGCTGCTTTGCGCCCCGCTTCCCATTCAGAAAAAGTATCGTTTAGCGCGGGGGTTTCATCCCAGCTGAACTCCACGCTCCACATCGGCCACTTGCCATCATCCTGCATTCCTTCTACAGAATCATTTGTGCCGAAGTCGCGCAAATATCGCAGGAGTAGTTTGCCGTCGTCTGTAAGCCATGCCCAGCCAATCCCCGTTCCATGCTCGACAAGCCCCCAGCTATCAAGAACTTTCGCGCCGAACTCTACCCAGGAATCGCGCACGTCTTCTGAATCATTGCCAAGCTGGAACTTGTAGAAGCTGCCGTTTTTATCGTGATTCTCGGCGCGTTCAAGCAAATGCAGAACGGTTTCCCAGTGGGCATCAGTTCCGCAGCCACACAGCCCCATCTTTTCGATTATCCCGCGCACCTTCAAGGCATCAGCCCTATTCCAGTTTTCGCTCACAATTCCTCTCCCGGTGCTTTTTGCTGCGCCGCGCGAATCACGGCCTACACTTCCACAGTAGTCGTGCGAAAAAGTAAGCTGTGCCGCCAACGATAGCGATACCGATAACCCCGGCAAGCGCCACAATCAAAGTGCTCGTAACTCGTATCAGCGTGTCCCGCGCTCTCTCGCTCGACTCTGTGCTCATGGTTGCACCTTTTTCCTGCTTCCCCATTCTTCGCCAGGATAGCAGTCCCATCGTCGCTCCCTTCCGCGCTCCTCGTGCCAAAGCCAGAGAATCAAAAGGGTGTCTCGCCGCACGCAGAGTTCTTAGCCCAAGCCGTGCAACCTGTTAGCGTCACTCCGCGCGAGACACCCATCTCATTTTCCGACTTGAATCTCATCTTGAATCCTCATGTAAAGTTTGTAACTCAGAAGCACCGCCACGGGTTCATCGCCATCTTGAATCACGAATAGTTCATCGTCCAATTCTCGCAGCGTATCGGCATTGAAATGGCGCAGCTTTGTTATCCCGACGTGCTTAACGCGCTCGTCTATGTACATCGTTTCCCTCGCTTGCCTGCTGGCTCCGTGGCGCTGCGCTCCTGGCTGGCGGCGAGGGGTGCTTTGATGGAATCCAGTCCAGCATCCACGCGTGGATTTGTCCGACAAAGAATGTTCTTGGCTTCTGGGTGCTCGCTGGCGAATATCGCTTCAAGCCAATCGCTTGCGTGCTGTAACGCCGCTCGCAGTTCCGTGGATTCGCCTGCCGCCGCGACGTTGTTGCCCCTTCGCCAGCCAAGTGAGTAAGCCTCGGAAGCCGTTAATCCGCAAATGTGCTCACCGTCAACTATTTCCAGTATCGCGCTACAGACCTTGCACACTACGGGCGGCGCTGCCTCGGCCCCCGGCTTAACCAGCGTCAGGTCAGGACGAAACTTGCGAGCCTCCTTAGCTGATTCGTTCAGTGGCGTAGTTGGCTCCTGTTTGCCCTCGACGGGCGGGGCGGCGCTGTCATGGAATACATCAAAGCAACGCGCTCCAACACCGCTCAATGGCATCGGACTTTCCTTTGTTCCCTTGCAATGGGGGCAACGGGCTGGCGCTGGCGGCTCCTGTTTGCTGGAGAGAGCGGCGTTCCAGGCTGTTCGAGCTAAGTCTTTGGGCACATGAGATTTTCCATTGTCCACGATTTTTGCCCACCATTCTTCAAACGTTCGCGTCCCCGGCTCCCGCAGGGCTTCGCGCACGACCCCTTCTAGTTCATCGGCGCAAAGAGTAACCATCCATCGAGCGCCGTGTGTCTGCATATCGCTTGTGCCCACACGCACTTTCCCTTCGCGCCACTTCGCAATCAGTTCCCGCAACGTGCGCTCTACATCCATTGGCTTGTCGGTCATGCGATTCCCCTAACTTTGCAACAATCCAGCTTTGGTTTCAGCCGGTCTCCATCTAATTCTCGCGCAATCTGACGGTCGATGCGCTTCCGTAGGTTGACGTGCGCTCCTGTTGGCCTGTAGCCATTCTGAATCAGGTCGTTGCGCTCCAGTAGCGTGTAGCAGCGATGCGTCCATGAACAATGCCGAATCGCAAAGAAAACGTGAACGCGACTACGGCCCTGACTCACACGGCGCACGACTCGAAGCGTCCCAGAGCGCGAACGTAGAACGTCTCCAGCCCTGACTTTCCATATCCAGGAGAATCCGCGCTGTTTGTCGCTCTCCATTTTCATACGCTTTGTGCGCTCAATGTACCAATCGTCGCTCGTGGCTACATCCATTGGCTCCTCCGATGTCGTCATGGCTGCGATGTCTCCTTCCAAAATGGTATCGGCTTTGCATCCTTCGGCAGATAGAGCGGATGACGCGGCGAGCCATCTTTGTTCCTGCCAAAACATTTGAAGTCCGTCCGCAGAATTTGTGAAAACTTTACGATTACTTTCTCATCCCGCTTTAGATAATGGCCGTGCTTTCCCCACGCCGCGATGATGATTCCAGCTTCTCTAGCCGAATCCTCAATCCATGTATCGTTGTCTGGGCCTATCGGGTCTTTCGCTGCCATCATCTCTTTGGGATTGGTCGCCCGAAACGCAAACAGATTCGTCATGCACAACGCTCCGTAGCCCCACGCATTAGCGAAGCCTACGCAGCGACGAATCGTAGGGTCGTCTTGGATTTCATCAGCGGTAGACGGGTTCAGCCCCACAAACATCGCATAGGCTCGCTTGCGCCCGAATCCTTGACGCTCCTCTCCGTCAAGCATCGGCCAGTCGCGCCAAAGCGTATAGCGATAAACTCTATCCTCGCTGAGAATTGCGCTCACCCTCTGCTCCCCGCTCTCACTTTGAACCTTTAGCTGGATTGCACCAGCAAACAGCTATGGCATGAGTATCGTCAAGGTTTAGAACGTGATTTTTGCTTTCACAGCTTGGGCAATAAGGAATAGAAGTTCCTTCCCTTGCTTCCAACTCTCCCCCGCATTCGCGACAATGCAATTTAATTGTTCTCCGTTCCATTGTTCTGCTCCCCGCTCTCTTGGTAGTAGGATGGGTCACGGGCGTAGCCTCACTTCTTTTTTGCCGCGCGTCGTGCGCTGGACTTGCGTGATTGACTCGTAGACGATAAACTTTTTCTCAGCAGAATCTTCTTCTGCGAAGTGAACAGTGTCTCCGTTGAGGAAAAACTGGCCTCTGCCGATACCACGCTCATCAACAGGGATTTGCCTCATCACTTCGCTGCAAGGCATGCCCTTGCGATAAATCAGCACTCGCGCAACCATGCCGATAGTCGGTTTAGTCCGTCGCTCGCTCATTTCTGTCTCCCACGCGGTTTGCGCTTGGTGCTGGGCTTCGCGCCTAAAGTCCCCGCCTGTGCATCTCTTGCTGCTCGCGCCATACAACATAAAATCATTTCCCGGTAGAACATCGGAGGCGTCCCCTTGTGTCCTTCTCCTGCTTCGCCGTGCATGCAAGGAAGCTCTCGGAGCGTTTCCCCTATCTCGAATATGATTCCTTCGCCCATGTCCTTGTTGACCTTCTCGCACCATTGTTTCTCCGCAAATTCTTCCAACTTCGCCAGCACAGTCCCATGCGCCAAGTCTGCCTTGAGCTGATTCTTGCCTTGCTCCACCTGTATCGCCGTCAGCTTCGTCTCCAGCGCATTAATCCCTGCCAGCAACTTGCCTTGCGATTCGGCCACGCTCTTCAGCAATACCGCATGCGTCTTGTGCCATTCCTCGCTCATTGTTGCTTCGCCTGCCGTGATTCCAGCTCGCCAATCGGTATCTGCCACTTGCGGCCTAGCTTCTTTGCCGGGAGTTTGCCCAGATAGATTTGCTGATAGATGTGATTCAGCGACATCCCCGTTGCTCTGGCGAAAGCGTAGACGCCCACGTATCCATTGCTATTCTTCGACATCTATTTTATCCCCTTGTACTCAATCCCTCTCGAATGTTCGCTGTGTGGTGGATGAATCGCTTTGCGGCTCCGCCAGTCTTTGGACGGCTGTTGTCCTCCCGCGTGTCTTTGCCGCGATAGGTTCCAAGACGCCCAGACTTCGGCATGGCTTTGAGTTTGTAATCGCCCGGCTCGAACGATGCGCCACGGTCAAAGGAAACTACTTCCTTGCTGACCGCTTCGGGAACCTTGTAGCGCGTGGCATGCGTTCCTTTGATGACGTAAGCGATCGAAGCGGAGATGATGACACTCGCTGCGCTCTCTTGCCGCTTCACCGCCGTTGCCATCGCGCATTCCCCGTGATTCTTCTTGACGCTTGTTTTGTAGTCCTTCTCCGTGACGTTGACGAGCAAATCGTCGTCCGCATCCGTAACTGTTTTAACTTTCGGCGCGAACTTCTGAACCACGCCAAGAGCTACTCGGCCAATCCTGTTGCGATTCTTCATGTAGCGCCCCCCTTATGAGGGCTGGCATACTTCTACTACTACTCGGCCAAACCTGTCAAGGACATAAAGTGTCACTTTAGCGATTATCCACAGACACTTTTTGGCTGGTACTTTCGTACTATTGCATAGCCTGTTTTGGTAGTAGTAGTATGTTGCCAGCGGGAGGCGCACATGGACGGATTGGACTTCATGGCAATCAGTGCTTGGGAACTCGACGAGGAACAGGGCATGCGCGGGTGGCTCTTGTGGCTCAAACAGGCCGAAAAGCTCATGCACAAGCGCACTCTCGACGGCTGCGAGGATGAGGACGGCTATTCGCTGGACTCCGCGCACGATGCTTTTGAGGCAGAAATCTCACCCGAAGATTACGCAGCAGGGAAACGAGCCTAGTTCGCAGCCCCCTGCACTAGAAAGAGGAGCCGAAATGAAACACTTTCCAGAGAAAATCTACGATATGCGCGGCAACAACAATGGCTTGTATCGCGTCGCTGTGGTCTGGTGCGCGGTTTGCCGCCAGCAATGGGGCGAAGGCTCTTGGCTAGAGGGCATGAAGGGCTACGACAAGGCCCACCAACCCACCTTCTCCGAGGGTATGACCCGCTTGAATTCCGTGCTAAAGCGTGTCGCTGAGGCCGCCGTGCCGGATACCGAGCGCGAGGATTACAAAGCCTATGAGCGGTGGCGCGAAGATAGGGCGGTGCGCGGATGATTCACTCCATCCCTTGCCCTGATTGCTCGAAGCGCATGGATTCGTTCCTCTGGTGCGAGCGATGCCTTGGAAGCGGACGTATCGCGCTTATCGCCAAGCCCCAGCCCAGCGGGAAAGCCCTGCTACGCGCGGCGGGGATATGGTTTGGCTTTTTTCTGCTTGGTATTTTGCTGGTGCTGCGGCAGTTGAGGTTGCTCTAATGGACGCCTTCTTTCAAGCGCATGAAGCGTGGATTCTAGTTTTCATAATCGCTGGCAGCGTCAAGTTCGTCTTTGACGTATTCGACGTGATGAAGTGGTGGAGCAAAGAATGACCAGCGCGGAAGTGACCTGGAAATCCATCGGCAAGTTCCTGCTCGCGGTCTTGGGGGCTTTGGCCTATGTCTACGGTCTGCTGTGGCTGCGGGGGCTGGGCCAGTGAAAAAGCTCTGCCTGTTATGCAAGAAGCGTTTCTCTGATGGCCTTTTCTGCGCTCATTGCACGTTTGAGAAACACATGAAGTCTATGAATCTCACTATCGAACCGGAATTTCTTTTTCACCCGCAACGCAAGTGGCGATGGGACTACATCCTTTCCGGTCATAGAATCGCCGTGGAAATTCAGGGCCAGATTTGGCACAAAGGCGGTCACACGTCCGGCAAGGGAATGCAGCGCGATATGGACAAGAGAAATGCCGGAGTCATGCTGGGCTGGCGCGTGCTTACGTTTTCGACTGACGATGTAATCAGAGGCCGCGCAAAAGCGTTTATCTACGAACATCTCTTCACCTAAAAGGAGCTTTTCAATGGCAAATGAGCAACTGGAAATCCCTAGCGAGAAGCACCGCTTCAGCAACACAAAAGAAGTGCGAGACGAAATCAAGGCTCTTGCCGCGAATGGCGAGACGAAAGAGCTTCCTAAGCTGAACCTGCTGCAAAAGCTCGCTGCCATCGTTGCGGAAATCGACAACGTGGACAAGCGCGGGCGCAACGAGTTCCAAAAATATGCATATGTCAAGGCCACGGATGTCGCTTGGCTTGTCAGGAAAGCCCTGTCCAGCCGGAATATCTACCTGGTGGCCGACGTGGTGGAAGTGCGGAACTACGAAATCCCTGCTAGGGAAGGCTCCATGCAAGCCGTGGACGTGAAGATGCAGTTCAGCTTCTTTGATGGCGATGTGGTGGATGGCATGCCCGTTGTGCTCCATGCCTTCGGTACGGGCACCGACAAAGGCGACAAGGCCATCTACAAGGCCATGACCGGCGCTTTGAAGTATGGGCTTCGCCATGCTTTCCTCATCCCAGATGAGTCTGACCCCGAAGGCGATGCCAGCGTGGACAAGCTGACCGCCAATGCCAAGAAAGTCGGCGAAGAGAAGGCCAAAGCCATCAAGGAAGGCAAGAATCCACCTGTCCTTAGCCTCTTCTACATCTGGAACGATGAGAACCAGACGGCTGAGATTGTGGGGGCCGAAGAGCTGAAAACGGCCAACAAGGACATCCTCAAGCAGTTCTGGAGCAATGCGGCAAAGGCCATCATCGTCACCGGTGAGCAGTTGGAAGGGCTGAAGTACCAGTTTGAGCAGCGGGAAGTGCCGTTTAGCCCATTGAAGGCGAAGGCATGAGATTGCATGGCCAAAGTGTGACGAGCTATAGAGGCAGGAACAACCTCCGGCAATGGCGTAGCAAGAGTGATGAGCGGGCAGGCATGCCCGTAGCTTCACAAATTGGATGGGAAGTCACACCCTTAGCGCGGGTTCCTGTCCAATGAAATTCTCTGAACTCAAAGCGAACTGGGCGTGGTTTCTGGAGCATATGCCGGACGATGAGCCTTGCTCGTTCCCGCGCAGAGAGGTCAAGCGCAGAATCGCCAACAAAGAGAAACGGAGCAGGGTTTCCTTTGCCTGCGACCCGGATACCTACTCCGAGTTCCACCGGGAGCGGGAACGCATCATGCGCGTGCTCGATGAAAACCCCACGCTGTTCGGCCTGTTTATGATTAAGTGCTTGGGCCATTGGGATGACATCGACATCGCAGAGTGGAAGAAAGAGCAGGAAGGGCCAGATGAAAGCTGATAGGCAGGCGACGGAAGCCGCTCGCTTCGAGGACGATAGGAGCTATATTGCGAAGGACGGCAGGCACGTCCTGCGTGGATACGATTGGGACGAACGCAAGCGGGAACTGTTTAAGCGCAGCGGAGGACGGTGCGAGTTCCTGAACTGTCAGGGCTATCGCTGCTCTGCCGAAGGCGCTATCCCGGCGCACATCATTCCGAGGCACCCGTTGCGCGATGACCGCTTATCAAATTTGAAGCATTACTGCATCCCGCACGACAAGCAGATGGAGAAACAGGCTTGGCGGAGAATACGGAGCGACAAAGCCGAGAGGATAGCAAATGGTCAAATACCCTAGAATGAGGCACTTCCGGTCTGGCGATACGAACCACGTGGAAACCTGGTGGAGCAGAACCACGGAGATTGGCGTGGGCGTGGTGCCCGTCAAGAGCGATAACTTAGAGCCTGTGCGCTTGCCTGTGGGCCTAGAAGTGACCGTGGCTACCATGCTGCGCCATTTGCCGAGCAAGCGCGAGCGGGAAGCAAAACGCTTTCTCGCCCTCACGGAGCGCAGCTAGAATGCGACTGTATTTTATTCGCCGGGACATGGAAATTAGCGATGCTTTGCCGCTAGATATGCCCTATTTGCGAAAACTCCAGAAGGAAGAATCTTTCGCGCTTGGCTGGATTCCTGAGCAAATCTTTGACAGGGTTTGGGCTGGAACTTTCACGGGATGGATTTTGCTTTGCCGCGTGAATGGCGACCCTGTGGGTTTTTGTTTTTGCGCTCCGGGCTATAAAGCCCCTTTTTATGGAAGAATCTATCAACTCGCGGTGCAAGCCGATGCGCGGCGCTATGACTATGGAACATTCCTTGCCGACACAGCGCATTCGCTTATTTCGGAATCAGGCTCGCAGGGAACAACGCTGCGATGCGCCCATGATTTGCCGTCGAACTTCTTTTGGGATGCTCTGGGGTGGAAGCTGCTAGGGATTATTCCCGAAGGTTCCAGCGTGGGGGACTCGCCGCGCAAGACAAAGCGAGCCTTGCACAAGCGATTGAAAGTAGGCACGTCGCTATTCCCGTTGGTCGGCCTTGAACGTGAACTGGCTCGCAGCTAGGGGGCGCGGATTTTGCTTGCAAAGGGAGCGAAAAAAGCTCTTGTAGAGAAAGGAGTTTTGCTCTTGCGCGGCCCCCGGAGCGGTGAGGGGGGAGCCAGCGTTTCGCTATTTCTTCTACCGTAAAATAGTTTGAGAATTAGCTTGACAAACCTAACGCTAGGTTGTAGGATGGGGTTAGAAAGTGAGGCACGCCATGACATACGAAACGCCATTCGGAACCTTCAACACCTGGGAAGAAGCTGCTATAGCTTGCGAGCGCTGTGACATGGACCCTGTTACCTGCATCAAGATGGTGCGGCCATGAACCAATGCGGCTTTCGAGGACTTGGCCATTACTGCACACTCGGCAAGGTGCAGTTTATTTCTCGCTATCAGGAGACGAACGATTACTGCGTTGACGGGCGGCGCGTTTCTGTGACTGATGCTGGCGACGTTCACCATGACGAAGAAGGCGATATTGCTCGCATCTACGCATTTGAGCTTTCTAAGCATCAAGAGTATCTACGCTGGCATTCTGAGAATGTCTCTTGGCTGAAGAATAAGCCATTCAAATTCAGTGCGGGAATCTGCAAGGCGTTCGCGGCATGAGACGCAGGGGCACGCATCCTTTGAGCGGCAAGAAATATGCCGCTATGTTGGCGAAAATAAGTGAACCTAGATTTGTTGCTGAAGGGGCTTGCGGCGGTGAATATGCCGTCGTGTGGGACAGAAAGCGCCAGCGAATCGTATTTCCTTATCTGCGCACTGGCGTAAGCCTATCGGACGACCAAATTAGAGCCATTGCAGAAGAATTGAATGGTTTAATGGGAGACGCCAATGAGCGGCTCTGACAAAGTTTATATCCCTGAGTGGATGCCGGAGCGCCGCCAGGACTTCATGGTGACTTGCGATGAAGTACCCACTCCTCATTCCTATGCCATTTGCTGTTGCACGGCGAACCACAAAAATCCCAATCCAGTGCCATCGTGGACTTCGCATGACCCATTGACCAGATGGGCAGACAGTATCGTATATGCGTTTTCGACCGGACAGTATGGAGATTTGCACGTTGATGAGAACTTCGCCAAGGCAGTATTGGATGTGAAGAATCGCATCAAGGCATCCCAAGCGACGAAGCAATTAAAGCAGTGCCATACCTTGGCTTGCAGATGCGGGAAGAAAATTGAAATTGAGACGTTCGGTTGGGGACCGGGAGAGCATGGCGAATCTTGGATGTGTCCTGACTGCAAGAAGCGATACATGGAGTTATGCGAAAGGCAAATTGATGAATCAGGAACATAGCGAGAATCATTACAACTGTAATGCTTGCGTGGCGTTTAACGTTTATTGGATTAGTGGACAAGGAAAGATGGTCAATTTGAGGCAGCGTTACATGAGCGATACACCTAAGAATCCCGCCGCAGTAGCTCTCGGCAGCATAAAGAGCAAGAAAAAAGCTAAGTCCTCGCGCAAGAACGGCAAGCTAGGCGGCAGGCCAAAGAAAGTAGTTGACAAGGCGGCGCAATGATTTACAATTTCCGCAGATATCTGTGGTCGGGCTTGTGGCGTACCCCACTTTGCCGTGAGCCGTTGCAAGCCCACCACGCATATCTGGAAAGACTCACGGCAAATGTCCTCAAAATTGACCACGTACTTTGTGACCATCACGAGAGAGTCATTCGCCGCGCTGTGAAGCGATTTTGCTTGACATTCGATAGCGTTATACTGTAACTTCCATGCTCATGGCGAACACAAAAGTAGGACTTGCGTACCGCAGCACTCGGCGGAATTGGGTAAAACTGTGGACGCATGAATGGTTGCGCGGCACTTCGCGGTTTGAGTTGAATCCAGCGCAGCGGAGCGCGTTTGTGGACTTACTGGCGATGGCCGGAGACTCAAAAGTACCGGGGAAGGTCTGCGCTGGAATTGATGTTGATGGGTCGATTCTCGGCTTTCCGCTGGATTACATTGCTGGCGTTCTGACGATGGATAAGCCGTATCTCAGGGACACGCTATTCCTTCTTGAAAAGCAGGGAAGAATTGAGACTTCACTGGACGCCAGAGGTAACTCGATTATCACTCTCACAAGCTGGGTGAAATATCAGTCGGAGTATCATCGCCAGAAAAGTTACAGGTCAAACTCCGATGAGGTGACAGGCAAAGTTACAAGTGAAACTCCTGCGAAGTTACCAGTAGAGGGAGAAGTAGAGGTAGATGGAGAAATAGAAGAAGAAACATCTTTTGGTGTGTTTTGGGATTTGTATCCTCGCAAAGTCGGAAAGGCAAAGGCAACTGTCCTGTGGAAGAAACTAAGCTCTAGACCGGAGCTTCAAAAGAACGCCTTGCATGGGCTGAAACTTTGGAAACAATCCGAGCAATGGAACCGCGACGACGGAAAGTACATCCCGTACTGTTCTACTTTTCTGGCGCGAGAGCAATGGGCCGATGAGCCGTGGACTGGAGCTTTTGAAGGGCGCTAGGCGCTGCGGGAAGGTTGGCGCGGCGCGGGCCAGAAGTGAGGTGAGCGCAGATTTAGCTTGTAACGGGCCAAGCATGTAAGTACGATTCGCGCAGCAAAGGAGAAAAGCATGAGACCTAGAAGGGCATTTCCGACCATCGCTTTGCTGATTCCGCTGATGCTGCTGACGCAGGCTTACGCTTGCACGGGTGGCGTGGTTCACAAAGTCACCGTGGCGCAGCACGACTTCCGCATCGCGGTACAGGCGTTTCAGGACACGGAGATTGCGCTCTACAACCAGGGCGGAGTTATCTCACCGGACACGCACCGGGAGATTCAGGAATACATCGGCAAAGTGGCGCTGGCGGGCGTAGACCTAGACCAAGCCTTAGCCTCAAACGCTCCCACTTCGACGCTCAAGACCAAGCTCGACAGCATCATGGCCTTACTTGACCAGCTCAATACGCAAGGGCTTCTGGGAGTGAAGAGCCAGAACGCCAAACTTGCGCTGACCTCTGCTCTGCTTGCCATAAAGGGCATTGTCGCTGGCGCGGAAGCGTGGGTGACGCAATGAATCCTTTGCTCATAGTCCAGATTCTCCAAGCCCTGCTCGCGGCTGAGCCTACGGTAGTCCAAGCAATTCATAACCTGCTCTCCGGCACGGGCACCGCCGATGATTTGGCCGTCCTCGGCGCGGACAAGATTGCTTGGCAAGCCATCGCAGACAAGGCAGCGGCGGAAGTGGCAAAGATACCGCCGACTACCACCAAGATTCCGTGAGTTTCGCGCTAAGGGGCTTGGCGCGATAGGACGGCTCCCCACCTTCCCCAAGAGGCTAACTAGGGCCGTCCGACTTTTGCGCTCGACACGATGGGCGCTGGAAAGGTGAGCGTTACCACGACATGCCCAAGGGAGCGGAACGTTTCAATGGCTTTGAACCCGCCGCTCCCTGGGCCTCCTAAAAGGAAAACTTATGAAACGCAGAGCGGAAGAAGCGGAAGTCATAGTACGGCTGGACTATCTGGACAAGCAGGCGCATATCTGCGTAGGCTCTTGGCCGCGCATGGCAGCCAAAATGAAGAAGATGTACGGAGAGAGCATGGACAAGGGCGTTCGCAACCAGTCCCAGCGATGGCTGATTCCGCTCCGGTGTATCAGTTTCCGTTCCTTGAAGCCCACCACAAGGCCTAACGTCGTTCAACCACGCCGTTCAGCAACGCATTCCTGAGATTATCTCGTGGAACTGGTACTCCAACGCCTGACGCTGACGCCAAACTCCACCGAAGGGGAACTTCGGGGCGGGGGCAAGGTTTGGGACACGCTGGAGCTGCCTGTGAAAGACGGTCTACCCGGTTCCGCCATTCCACCGGGGAAGTTTTTAGTGGTGCTTAGTCAGTCGCCTAAATTTAGCCGCAGTACGGATTCTTGGGTGATGCAATACGCGATGGAGATTCCGCATGTGCTTGGGATTCCGAGCAGGTCAAATATCCTCATCCATTGGGGCAATTCCGCCGTAGACACGGAGGGCTGCGTCCTCGTGGGCGACACGGCGGCACAGGACTACATTGGGCAGAGCCGGAAAGCCTTTTCTGAACTTTGGGCGCTTCTCAAGGCAGCAAAAGACGCAGGCGAAGCTATCAGCCTGACCGTGCAAGGCGGGATACCGCAAACGCCTAATACCTCTGGCGACGTAGCCGATGCTCTGGCGAGCGACTGATGCCAGTGGAATGGGTATTCGCGGGGCTAGGCGTGGCTATGCTGCTTCTGCTGGCCTACCTGCTCGACCGCGCGAGAAGGCGCTAGGCTGTGGACGGTACATCGTCCCCTTCTGCCCAGCGTCTCTAAGATTGTCCGCTTGAGTTCCAAGGAAAAGATGATTCGGATTCACGCATTGCCGAATATCGCAATGATGAAGAACCTGTTGGCCTGTCGGGATATCTCCACGATGAATCATCCAAGAGAATTTGTGAGCATAGATATTCCCCTTGCCCACAATTAGATGACCGTATCCTTTGGCACTTTTAGAGCCAATCCAAAACCAACAGGAATCCGTCTTGTAGACCTTCTGCCAGAAACGCTCTTCCGCAGTGCCGCGAAAACCTGTTTTCGGGCCGGGTTTCATGCAACGCATTTTAGCACAGTTCTCGCTGCTTTTTACGCAGGCGGAGCTGTGACTTGGCTGAGCGAGAAGTCCGTGACCTGAACAGGCGCGGCAGCCAGAATCGGCACATTGAACACATGGCTGATAGCCGTTCCAGCCCCATTCACGCCGGAGATGGTCAGGTTATAGGAAGCTCCGGTGTCGGTAGCTGCCACGGACGCCGTGAACTGGAGCGTCTTGGGGTCTACCGGGCCGAGCGTTACGAGCGTGTCATCCACGGTAACGACCGGGCCAGAGGTAAGTGGTACAAAGTTCGTTGCCGGGACAAGCCCGATAACGAAGGTGCTAGTGGTTCCTTGCTGAGTTCCCTGAATAGCCATGTTTCCTCCTGAGATTTGAAACAACTGAAAATCCGTTACTTCATCTTGCGGCGGAATCAGTACTGCTAAAAGCTGGTCAATCTTGGCGCTCTGGTCGGCAACAGCGGCCTCGATGGAGTTCAGGCGGTCATTGGCCTCATTCAGCGCCTGCTCGATCTCCCGGAGTTCCCGGTACTCCCGCCATTCGGTCATCGGACTATCGAAAGAGCGTGTCCGCCTGCCACTTCAAGCAGGAAGCACAGAAGTCCGGCGAAGTAGCTGATACGCCCGATTTCCTGCAACTTGGGATTGGCGCTGAGCGCATACATGAGAACGCCGACGAGCGCGACCAATAAGCTGAGATAGATAATCATGGATTCATCCTCCTATGGTTTGGGCGGTGGTGCTGCTTCTTTCTGAACAGAAGCCTGCGCATCGGCAATGGCCGCACTCGCTTGCTTTGTGGCCGTGGCAGCAGTTTGCATGGAATCGGCAATCGGTGTGGTCTTTCCGCTGTTGGCCCATTGCTGCCAGAAACGCGCTTCACTGACTACCACTACCAGCCCGGTAGCGACGAGTACATGCCGGAACCAAGGCCAGCTAAACAGTGCCTGTGGGATGTCCACAAGATTGGCAAGAATGACGCCCGTAGCGGCGCTAACCGCCGATTTGATGGAGCCAATTACGAGGTCGCTCTGCTTGACATTCATTGCTTTCCTCGTTTCTCCCACTTCGGATATTTCTTCATTTGCTCTTTTATCTCAGCCACGCATCCCGCGCAAGGAGAAAGAACGCCTTCCTTCATGACTTCCTGCCCCTTGGGGATGTCCTTGCCGCACTTCGGGCATTTCATGCGCCAGTCCTCCTACGATGAGAAACGCCACGATTCCGAGCATCGGCGGTACGCTCCAGTTGTACGGCAGCCAGGATTCCAGATGCAGGATAAAGCCCATCCGGAAGAATGCTTGGGACAGCCAGAGCAGAGCCAGCACCAGCGACACCGCGCCATTCCTGACGTAAGGCGCTCGCCCGCCGATGCACAAGGCCCCCCAGAGCAGAATTCCGGCTTCTACAAGTTGCACCCACTCGTAGACCTTTGCAGGATGTCCCAGCGAGACGTAGGCCATGCGTGCAACCGTCATAGCAAGAACCGAGGCAAACCCAGCCGACCTGTAACTCAGTCCCTCACTGGCAATCCACACCACGCAGGTTAGAATAAAACCTGTCATTACGGCATAAGCGGTTAGATATTCCAGCGACGTATCGCCGGAGAGCCGCTCGACGCCCCAGATAACCGGGACGTAGGCTGCCTGAACGCAGAAGTAAGCGAAGAGGCTCGCCTGGTGCCGCGTGCGCCGGCCAGCAAAGAGAACAGCAGCAAGAACCAGTACCGCCATTAGCTCTCAACTTGGCCTGTAGCCTGCTTAATCTTCACAGTGACCGCGCCTTCTGGTTTCATCACCGTCACTGTGATTACTCCGCCTGTGACTGCCAGTTTCACGTTCTCATAGAGCACTACAACCCCACCGGGGTGCGGCCCTCCTCCGGTTCCCATAATCAGTCCTCCTGACGTTTCCAGTGTTTGCCGTTCAAAATGCCCTGGATGTACTTGATTTGCCCCCGCAGCACCACTACATCCCTGCGAAGCTCTTCGATGTCGTCACGCGGTTCCTGCTCCTGAAGTTTCCATCTGAATAGATACCGCGCTAGGGCAAAGTTGCAAACCAATGAGAATGCTGTGCCTGCGAAAATCAAACCAATCTGTTGCCAGAAGGTCATGGTTCCTCATTTCCCTGTCAACAAACGGCTTACCAAGTTTGCCACAAAGATTCCTATCACGACGATGATTCCGATGACCCACTGATTCTGCTGTCGCCCCTCCACCCGCTGCCCGCTTGCTCCCACGCCCTGATACTGGTTCTGCTCCAAGGCGGCAATGCGTTTGTCCTGGGCCTGTGCTTGTGCGCCCTGCTTTTCGAGCGCCAGCGCGACGTTGTTGGTATTGGCAACCAGTAAGGCATCGATGCGCCCTGCCTCTGCTCTCTTCGCCTCTCCATCGGCTATCCGGCGTTCAGCAAAGAGCTTTTCCGTGAAGCGTTCCGCCTGTTCCCTCAAATCATCTTGCCGCTTCTGGGCAGCTACGGCCATTTCGTTATGGTGCCGCCTCTCCATCTCCACCAGTTCCTTGACGTTGGCGGTAGGGTCGATAAGCGGAATCTGTGGAGTCTTCTCTTTCAGGGCATCCAGCCGCAGCAGAATCTCCCGATATTCGCTGAGCTGCTCCGTCATTCAAGAATCCCCATTCGGAATCCATTGGCTACCGCTTCCGCTGCGTTGCTGGCTCCGAGTTTCCAGCACAGGCGATGCACCAAATCCCTCACCGAAGCAATGCTGACATGCAGGAGCGAGGCAATTTCCTTGCGCGTCATGCCCTTGCTCAGCAGGTTCAGCACTTCTCCCTCGCGTTCAGTGACCCTGACCTTGACGGAAACTTCCGCCGTAAGATTCACTGGCAGCGCCATGCGATGCGTTCTCCGGGCTTCCCCTGAAGCTCCACCCACTCTCTGCTTACAGAGCGAATCTGAATAGGCTTGTCCGCTGAACAGGCAGGAAACTTCTTGAAGAATTTGTGAAAGCCCACAACCACCGTACCGCCTTGCGGGATATGCACGACCCCGCTCTCAACGTGCAAAAAGGGCCAGGAGAGCAGAGCGATAAGAGACCATGTAGCGGTTCCATTTCGTCCGGTGTTCCTGTTTCCATAGCGCATCTTTACATCTCCGGCTGCAAAACTTTACAGGGCCACCATAACGGCGCATGAAGGGCTTCGCACAGTTGTTGCAGTACCCAATGCTGAACTTCCGGCACCGGCACTTGCGCCTTCGGCACCTGCTACACTGCCCCGCATCAATTGAGCACGCCTTGATTGGTTCCTGATGCGGTGACACAAATAGGCACGCTCCCCGGTATGGGATTCCCATTGATGGGGTCTATCGGCAACGCGCAACTCAGCATGAGCACGAAGCCAGAGATGCCGTGAAGATTAGCAAGGAACGACCCCGGAAACGGCATGATGCTGCCCTGATTGATGAGCTTTGCTAAGCCGTCATAGTTGTAGACGTTCAGCGAAACGATGTCGGAAAGAGCGAGAGCCACGGTTCCTGAGATGTTTCCGCTGGCATCCGGCGTGACGTTGGCGACTTGCTGCGATGCTCCGCTGGATAACTGGTAGATGCCTATGGTTCCTGTAGCTGGAGCGCCGTTAATCAACACCTGCCCGGAGAAGCTGAAGTTGACGGTTTGCGGTGGAGTGGTGGGCTTGGCGGTCAGCGTGACGTTATCGAAGTCCAGTTGCGACGGCCCGGTAGACGTGATAAGCACTCCCAGATTCCCCGTGGGTTGCGAGGCTCCTACGGGACAAGGAAGCGTCACCGTAATCCATGCTCCCAAGGGAATCGTGGAACTATCGCCGCTCGTAGCGCAGAATGAAGCCCCGGCATCGGTCAGGGCAATCTCATAGGCGCTGGAATGGCCGTCATTTCTGTGGCCGATGGAGAGAGTCAGCGTGTAGGTCGTGTTGATGCGCGGAGCCACGCCGAAATCCTGCGAGCAGGTTCCCCCGTTCATCCAAGCTATGGAGGCTCCATCCGGCAAAGTAGCGAAGTAGCCTACGGGCTTCCATGTGGCGCAGTTCCCTTTCCATCCGGTAGGAGCCGTTCCGTTCCAGGTGCCAGCGGCAATGGTGTTGCTTTCAAAGCTGCCGTTGGTCACGCTCTGCGCTGCCGCCAGCCCCGGCAAGAGAAGCAAGAGAAGGATTAGTCTCACGATTCCACCGTCACATTGAACACCGTAGATTCGAGATATCAATTCATATCCTCAACGACGTAATAAACATTGTAAGTAACGCCTGCTGGAGGCCCTCCTGTTGCTGAGGTGATGGGCTGTCCGGCTTTTACCCGAACTAGAACGGAAAAACCCGCCGCAGCCACATTGTTAATTGGGTCTACCGATTGGAATTGCCCCGAACCTCCAACGGTCTGAGAACCCAAATCATCTGTGTACATAACAGGCACTGTGAAAGGAGTTGCTGGCGAGGCTTCAAGATATTCCGATATCCTGAATAGGCCAGAACTACTAGGCGTAAACAAGGTGGCACTAAACGCTCCAGTCTGATTTAGAGACTGGATTGAAGCTACAATGGTTGGGACTTCAGCTTTCATATCTTCTCCTTTTTTATTTGCTATCACAACTGATTTGAATGACTTCAGTGTCGTTGACTGTCGGTGTCCCATTATAGGTAAAAACTACGCCGGTAGTCGTCAAAGAACTAGGAGTCAAAATACTTTGATTATCCGTAATGAGCGGCTGGTTTCCACCAACTTCTATAGCCGAACACACCACGCTCGATACATCAACGAATGGCGTCGGAAAAGTGTAGGTAATCGTGGGGTTTGCCGCTTGTCCTGCTCCGGTGTTGGTGATGGTTCCTTGAACGAGGCGGGTGTTGCCGGAGAGTGCTGTCCATGCCGCCGATGCTCCCCAGCCCGCGCTGAGAACGAGTTTTGCCGCCGTGATGGTTGTTCCGCTGATGGAGTTTGAACCGAAGTAGGTTCCTGCGGCGATGCTGTTTGCAGAGCCGCCCTGTATAAATGTATTGCCGCCGTCATCATAGAATTGCGAGCCAGCAGTGGTGATAAGAAATTGATTGTTAGCGCCTGCCGCTTTTACGGTGGTGCCGCGAACGTGCATCTGCGTTACCGTGCTGTTCAGCCAAATGGCCGCGCCGCCAGCCGACGTAGATAACATGCCCAGAGAATCATTGGTGAGATTCACGGTGCAGGCTGCGACACATTGTGTTTTCATGACGGTACACGCAGTGCTGAAAGCGCAATTGAGGAAATCCCCGTTGGAATTAAGCATGCCTGTAGAAGTAGCGTCATTGACTAAAACGATGGGGGTCAGGAAGTTCTGTCCGTAGTAACTACCGTTTGAGTTGATGATGGATGGCTGGCCGTTGGTGCCTGCCAGCAAATTAAAAACGATGGAAGTCCCATTTGAGCCGAAGCAGGCAATCTGGGCAAGCTGCATGACTACTCCCGCGTTTGTGGCGGTGCAGTTGATTGCGCCGAACAATTCCGAAATGTCGTTGAAATATACCGGGTCGCCGCACGAAGAACGCCCCATATCAAACCCTACGGCGTTGGGGTCAAGTATTCCCCAGTTGGAAAACGTGAGATTGAATCCCGTAGAGCCTGTGCACCCGCCGCCGAATGGTGAGCCGTCAAGTTCAAACAGGTTGATAGTGGGATTCCCAGAAATCGAAGCCTGTCCCAATCCATTGATGCCAAAATCGTGAGCCGCAAGATTGGGAATTCCGCCATTGCAGGCGTGGGCGCTGAATCCGTTCGTGCATCCAGCATAGTTGTAATTCGGCGTTGGAATCAGGACGGAGTTTGCTGGCCCTTGTCCAAAGACTTCCGGGCCTGTTTGGTTCACGTCGATGGGGGAATTGCCGGAAACGCCAGTCCATCCACCGCACGGAACGCTTAAAGAAGCGCCCGCGATATTCATTACCGGCCCGCCGATAAAAGCATTGCCTTCCGGGAACTGCAAAGCCTTGCAAGCGCCGGGAGTTGAGAAGGCTGCCGTCGCCGCTGCGTTAATGGCCGTAGCGTCGTCTTGGCTGCCCCATGCGAGAGCGCAAAGAGGATTCCCTGCCGGGACGCAATTGGCGAGCGCGGTTGCGGCTGCGGTGATGCTGGTCGCGCTGTTGACGGTCGTGATGGTCGTTTGAGCTAGGAGCGCAGCGTAGTTGCCCGTGCCATTGTTCGCGCTGTTCGGCCCTGCGTAGCCGAAAACAATTTTCCCGACATCCGTCCCCGCAACTCCCGCTGTCGAGCAAGGATAGACCGCCCCCGGACATTGGAAATTGCAATCCCCTGCTCCGCAAGTAACCGTGGCGCTGCCGATGGAGAACGTTGCGTTCATGGTATATTTCGCATCCCACTTCGCACCATAGGCGAGCGGAGAAATTGTCTGCGAAGGGTTGGATGGAAACCAGGTATTCGTGGCGGTGCAGATAAAAACGCCGTAGCCCGTGCCATTGATAGTCAAGTTTACCGGAGCCGTAGTTCCCGGTGTGCAAGTAGCAGGCAGTACAGAGACACTGGTAATGGCGGAGCCGCCACCACCGCTAGGCCCTGTGAGTGTGATATTGGTTAGGACGGTGGAATAGCCAGTGCCGAAACTCTGGACGACATAGGAACCTGCCGGGGCAAAGAACGTGTAGTGCCCGTTGGCCTGTACGGAGAATGGGTTAGCTTGCTGCGTGGTGCCGCTCTGGTCGCTGTAGATAAGCGTCAGGGGGGAGCACGGAGGCCCACCAGACCCACCAGAAGCGCATACAGCGATGCTTGCAGGGCCATTGGGGAATCCGGCAGGAGCTACGCTGCCATCAAACCTCACGACCGCAGGTGTCGTTTGCTGCGCCCTTGCCAGAGGAGCCAGTAGCAGCAACATAAAAAATAGTATTTTCCTCATTGTGTCAACTTCCTCCCCAAATAAACACCTCCGCCGCTCCCTCCACCCCCAGCGTTGGTCGCTGGCGTATTGCCAGCCGCTGGTGTTGTGATTCCAGTAACGGCAAGGTCGGAAGCGAGTTGCAATCGCCCTCGTAATATCTGCTGCTGAGCCACGGCGATAGTCGCAGCGGTATATGCGATGGGCGGAGAACCTACAGCCGGAGGGACACTTACAAATAATACGCGCTGCAAGGATTCATCGAAGTAGGGATAAAAGAAGTATTGCGTGTTGGCGAGAAGCCCAGTGATGGTTTGATTGCCGGGGAAAGGGCCAGCTACGGTGTTGTCATCCCGGTATATCCGCAGGATAGAAGAATTGTTGGTGCCGTCCCAGAAAAGGGAGATGGACGTAGTAGAAGGACATGTAAAACCGAAATTTGTAGCCAGCGCGGTGGTGCGGCTACCGGCAGACTTTAACTGCGTGCTGGTAGGGTCAACCACAGGCTTGTTAAGAGAGCTAAACCCTGCGCCGGAAAGGTTCTGTCCCACAAGGATATTGAGTGAGGTTTGAACCCAGTCCAGAAACTCATGCGTGCCGTGACTCAGATTCTCGTCGTGCGGTCGCAAGCTATATTGTCGTAACCTGCCCATCTATCCGCCCCACTCGTAAATCCTACCCCGCTCGAACTTCGTCGCCACGCCCGTTAGGTTCTCTATCTCAAAAGGTGCCGCGACAACGACGTAAGTAGCTCCATTCCGCTTGAGTTTGTCTTTAGATGCCGCCAGTCTATTCTTGAAACTGGTCAGCGAATCTCCCCCTGGTATGGGAATATCGGGATTGGCTTTCCAGCGTTCGCGCATATCGGAGAGCAGTTTTTCCGCTTTGTCCTTGCTCTGGCCGTGCGCGTTGGCAAAGTTGAAGCGTCTGAGACTTTTCCATTCCTCGCAAGGCACGCCAAGATTGCGGGCAAGGAAGAACCCGCTCTGCCCATCCAAGTCCGAGCACACTACCTTCTGAGCGCCGAGTTCCTTGAGGCGCGGGGTCAATTCCTTGAGTTTTTTGAGCTTTTCCCGTGGAGCAGGTGTCTGCCGCCAGCCCATGACTCTTTGCTGTTGGTCGTAGATGGATTCCGCTGGGAGTACGAAAAGCACCTTCATGGCGCTTGCTCCTCTCTGAGAATGCTTGCGATTCTTCCGGCCTTCCCGGCCTTTGAACCTTTAGACTTGGTTTCCGCTTTCTGTTCTTTGGTCATTTCCTTAATCATGTCGGCGTTTTGCTGCATACGCTGCTCCGCTTGCTGAATCTCTGCATCGGAGAATACGCCTTCTCCTGCCACGCGCAACCTGTCTTTGATGTGCGCGTTCTCGACGCGTAGAGCTTGCAGTTTGTCAGCCAGGCTCACGGGCTTCAGTGTTTCTTCCACGCCCTTCGGGTTGATTCCGCCCTTCCAATCGCCTCCAGGACTAGGCGGAGGGTTTGCCGCAACTCCTCCCGGAGATGGACTACCGCTACTAGGTGTTCCACGTGGAACATTTGGAGTGCCTGACGGGGGTTTCTGTATCGGCCCTTCGAGCGGTGGCCCTGTTCGCTCCGAGCCTGCCGCAGTAGTCTTTTGAATCTCTTTGAGGAGTTTTCCCATGTCGGCAGCGTCCAGCATGTTCGCCACTTTGCCAGCCACAATGATAGGCAGAACAAGCCCCAACCCCGGCAAGCCCGATGCCTGCCCTACAGCTGCCGCTCCTATCGCCGCTGGCCCCGCCGTCAGCGGGTGACGGATGATGGCCTTGATTTTCCCCATGAAGTTCGCTTTGGTTTCCTGCGAGTAACGGTCAAGGTCAACGCCCAACTCCTGAGCTTTGGCAAACGACTTCGCGTCAATGCCGTACTTGTCGAGGGCTTGCTTGATTTCTCCTGCCGCCGTGGCGTTCTTTGGGTCAATGAGCTTTGAAAGAGCATTCGAGTGGTTCGGCTCGTCTACCAACTGGCCTAGCAATCCGCTCTGCATTCCCTTATAAGTCCGCGTTTCATCGATGTAGTGCTGCCAGAGTTTCGCCTGCTGTGTACCCAATTCCTGCGCCCTGTCTCCAGTGGCTTTGTGGAGACCGTCATAAAGAGCGTTGAGCGCAGCGGCTTCGCGGAACTTCCCTGCACGTTCTAGGGCCGCAGCATCCCTGCCTACGTCGGTCGTAAAAGACTTTGCCTCTCTCAGCGGAATCATGGGCCTGGATTCCGCTCTAAGAATCTGTCCTTCCGCCCCTTCTGGCAGCGCCTTCATGGTCTTGCCCATCACGTCTCTAGCCGCCCCTGCCGCTTTGGACACATCGACAAAACCCGTCTGATTGCCTTTACTCTGCATGTCCATCTCATCGGCGGATAGGACGCTATTCACGCTCTGGCTGATTTCTCCATTCGGCCCCATAATGCGCTCGTTGAGCATAGCCAGAGGCTTACGCAACATGTCGTTTACGACACTGACTTTGCCCTTGTCGATAGCAAGATTCCGGTGGATGAGTTTCTCCGATGCGCTAATCTTGGCCTTCAATCCCTCATCTATCGCTTCCGGCCCCGCCATCTGCATCTTAAGTCCAGAGAGGCCGCCAATCCCAGAAGCGATTGAACGAGGGTCGCCGCGCTTGATTCCCTGCTCGATGTCGCTAGAACCACTTTCAATCCCCGAAGCCACCCCTTCAATCCCTTTTGCCGCCATGTCGAACGGAGTCATCAAGGCAGCGCCAACGGAAGCTAGTGGCAGGTATTTCTCCATCGGCTCATTGCCACCCAGAGCCTTTTTCCAGTTGCCGAAGGAATCTTTGGCCATTCCGCCGAAAGCCGTCCCTGCCTGTTTAGCGGCATCTCCGAGCGTGTCGGCGTCTTTGATTCCGAAGGCTCCCAAAGCTGCCTGCGTAGCGGAATGAACGGGACTATCCCCGGCGTTTAGGATTGGCCCGCCCTTGCGGTTCTGGTAGGAGCCTGCTGGCACCGCGCCTTGATGCACGCCTAGCTGTTCTTCGGTGGGCTCATTAGCAGGATGGAACACACCGACAGGATTCCCGTTTGCATCCCATCGCTGTCCACTCGGAGGCGGCGGGGTATCGGAGACCGGGTTGCCTTGTGCGTCCCAGCGTTGCGGCATCTATTTATACCAAGTCTTTGTTTTGGCATCCCATTGAGCGTCGGCAGGCACACCCTTTGGCCGGGCGGGTGCTGAACCTTGCGGCGCGGCTGCCGTGCCTGCCTTTGGCGTTGGCCGGAACTCCGGCGACGGCGCACTTTGCACCTGCGGAACATCTACTCCAAGAGCATTGAAGAGCCACGATTTCACGCTAGGGTCACGCGCTGCGGCTTCGTTGGCAATCTGCGTCCGCGTTCCCGACATGACCTGAGCAACATCTTCCGTGGTCGCATCCTTGTGTAGAGAACGGTAGTTCCTACCTGCTTCGTTAGCCGCTGCTTGCGCCTCATCCACGATGTTATGGCGGACTTTCTCATCCGTGGCGGCTTGCTTGAAGTTCCAGTTATGCACCATGTTGTCGTGCTGGTTCTTGACACTCTGAACGTAGGCATCGGCGCGTTCTTTCATGCTATCCGCGCGAGATGCAGCCGCAGCGCCCATCTGGCCGCGATAGTTGGCCAGTCCGGCTGCCTGAGTGAGTCCGGTAGTGGCGCGGAGTTCCTCTGTAGGGATGGCTTCCTGGTCTTTGAGAGCTGCAAGCTGGTCGCCCAGAGATTTCTGTTGTGCTCCGTACTGCCGTATGCCCGGCCCGTAGACAACGCCCTGTACATCTTGACCGGGGCGTGTAGCAGCTCCTAACGTGATAAGGGCCTGCCCTAGATTGTGAAAAAATCCCTTCACCCCTTCCCCGTGCCGAATGTCGGGCGTCCAACCCATCTTTGGCGGTTGCATCGCAGCCATTTTTTTCTGGATGTCCTGCTCTTGGCTGCCGATTTGTTCTAGCCTTCCGCTGGCCTGCTGATATTGAGGAAGGTTAGATACTTGGCTGACCATCGAAGCTAGGTCTGTCCCACCAGTAGCCGGAGCACCTCCTTGTGGCTGGACAGGACTGGTCGGAGGAATAGCGGAAGGCCCCGGTGCAATAGGCACTCCAGCTTGTGGCTGCCCACCGCCCATCATCCCCATCAGTTGCATGAGCTGCGGAGGAAGTGGGCTATCCGTTGCTTGGGTTACGTCGCCTTCAGCCATTATTTCCCCTGACCTGTTGGAATGCCGCCAGCACCGAAGATGCCGCCAGCCATTTGCCCGATTGCGCTCATCGTTTCAGCGGCGGTATTTGTCGGCTGCTGAATGCTAGTGCTCGTTTGCCCCAGCAAAGAGGCTGGATTAAAGAGTTGCGCGAGCGAAGAAAGTCCTTGCGCTCCGCCCATCTGCATCATTTCGTTCTGGAAAAGATTCTGCAAATACATCTGCGAAAGATTTTGGGCTTGTCCGGTAGCTTCTCCACCAAGCATGGCAGCCTGCATTCCCGATGGTGCGGCACCATAGCCGGAAGCGTTCAGTCTTTGTTTCGACAGAGCCGCTGCATTTTCTCCATGGTTCACGCCTTGCCCGAAACTGGCTTGCTGCTGTTGCTGATAATACGGCGAACCAAGATTCATCAGTTGCTTGAAAAAATCCATTGCCGGGCCTGCGGAACCGCCCATCATCTTCGTAAACCAAGGAATCAAGGCGTTTCTTGCCAAGCCCGTTTGCAGGTTGGTTTCCGCAAGGTTGGCAGCCAAAGCTCCACCATCCTTAGTGCCAAAGCCATAAGGATTTGTCGTTCCCGTCGCGCCAGCCGGACTGGCGGAAGGCGGAGAACCAAACAAGGAAGGCCCGCCAGGAATACCGGGCATGTTTGTGCCTGTCTGTCCCGGCCATCCAAGAGGATTAGAGCCTTGTCCCTGTAACGGGTTAGGCATCGTACTCATTCAAACGCCATCCTTCCTCCGCGCTGGCTTCCACTACCTTGCTGCAAAAACTGCTGTAGCCACGCCTGCATGGGATTCGGAGTTTGCGCCGGTGCTTTAGGTGCCGGAGGCGCGTAGCTGAAAGGATTCCCTCCAAGAGCGTTCTGCAAGAGTGTGTTCGGCATTCCCAGAACAGGGTCGCTGCCGGCGCCTGTAGCGGCTCCGCCAAAGGGGTCGTTGCTCGTCGGATTGAAAGACAGGTTCCCTCCAGGCCGTCCGAAGAGTCCTCCCGCATAGGTAGCAAGGTCTTGACGATAGGCAGAATCAAACGGCCCTGTGCCCGTAGCCCGCACCGACTCAGCGCCCATTACATTCGCAGGAGGAGGCGGAGCTTGGTAGGCCGGAGTACCACCGGGAGGATTTTGCGCTGTAAACTGCCCTGCTCTTACCATCTGCGATGTCCCACCAGAAGTAGGCGTTTGGTTTTGCGCCATGGGCTTTGCGCCGACAGGGCCAACGGAGGGGCTTTTCCCGCCAAAGTAAGGCACGCCAGTCTTGCCGGGTTGCCCCATCATCACATTCATAGGGTTAAACATTGTTCCCATAATTATCTCGGCGGGCTTGGCCCAAAGCCCAACTGAATGCTCCTCAATGCGTAATTTACACCCGTTCCACTTGGGAAGTTAACAACAAACTGAATGCGCCGTCCCATCACGAAGTTGACTCCGCCAATCTTAAATAATTCCGGGCTATGCCGGAACGGAGCGCCGCTCGATAGATTTGGATTTCCGCAAAGGGAACTCGAATCATTCACTCCCGGTATAAGCGAAAGCGATAGCGGCGAAGCAAAAGTATAAAAGTCATCATCTATGCCCAGGGCTCCAAAACTCCATCCGCTCGCCACTGTTCCTCCGGTGCTGGATGCGTTAGCGCCGACCTGGGTGTAAGTGAAAGTTGTTGGCGTCGGAGTAGTCTGAACAGTGAATGCCCCGGCAGGAAAGTTCAGCCCGGTCACTCCCACGACAAAAGCCGTGTTATTTGGCGAGAGTCCGTGAGGCGTTGCCGTTGTCACCGTGACCGTGTTCAGGGCTCGCGCTATTGTTGCGATGGCTACCGTCGTGGAATTGGCAAGCGTGGATGGGTCTTGGTTGGTCGTGAAGCGTAGCCACGTTGGCCGCTTAATCATAAATGCGGAATCGTTTCCCCACGGTTGGGTCGTGAATCCAGCTCCCGTAACAACCGTTTCCGTGCCAAAGAGTCCAGTCTGGTAGTCTGCATCCTGAATCAAGTCCGTCGAACCGACGACCATCCTCACTGCCCCGCCAGTTTCATAGAGCACTTCGAGCGAATTGCAGTTGATGTTGAAAACCCAGAAGGCCGGGTGATTCGTAGCCATGTCGAACGTGAAGAAAGACGCTTGTCCATTCGAGGCCAGCAAGTCCAAATCGAGGCTCACAAGAACATTGTTCGATGCTCCATTCGATAGCGCGATGGATACCCAATTCCTGTCGAGCGAGTGATAGTAGGTCAAGCGCACGTTCGCCAGTTGGTTGAGCGGGATGTTTCGCAGGATATTCTGAATCGGCCTGCCGATATTTCTGGGAGCATACTTGTCCGTGTAGAGCCACAATTCCCGGTTCGATGTAACCCAAATGGCTCCAAGCGACGTGACGGCCACGGCGAAGGGATTCGCACATCCCAAGCTATAGGGGAGGCTGGTTATCTGCGTGCCTAGACCGACAGCAGTATTCGCCGCCCCCAAGCCTAGAGGGGTGTTGTCAGAGAGAAGACCGGTTAGCCGGAACATGTCCTGCTTGTCGCTCCAGATAATGAGTGAACCGGGCAGGTCGGCCATGCCTGAAATGTTGGCATTCTGAATCGGGAGCGTAACCTGATTGAGGGGAGCAACGGATTCTTGCGTAAGCCCAACCGTGGTGCTCTCGATGTTCGTAAAGAAAAAGGTTTGTCCCGGAATGGTTCCACCGTAGATAAGTAAGCGTGACTGGTATTCCTTGATGAAAGCTCCTACGGGTGGAGGAACGTTAAAAAGCTGGCTGACTTCCGTGGTGAATGGAAAGTTTGGAGGCTCGGAGTTGGCGACATCCAGATAAGAGATACCTTGCCCAAAAGCAGAACCGGCAGTTGGAGCGAACGCATTCCTCGCTATACGGAAATAAGTCGCTCCGCCATCGGCGGTTGCATAGAACCGGATGTGCGTGGTTTGCGGGTCATACACTAGAAAGTTTAATGTTGGAAACACCCCCAAGGAAGTCGCTACCGTAAGCTGCGTAGTGCTCTGCACGCTCAAGATGCGGCTCGCTGTGTTCACGCCGCCGCCGATAGTCATAATGGAACGCCCTACCCAAGCCTGCGAAAACTGCGTATTCGTCCCGGTGACGGTCGTTCCAGCCGATGCTATCGTTCCAGGTTCTTGGGCGAAAAGTGTTCCAAACTGAAGATTGTAAAGAACGAATTGCGTGGCAGGCGAAGGAGCTGAAACGTGGTTTTTGTTGACATTCTCAAAAGCATAGGCATAGGAACGTCCCACGGACTTCGTAATCTGCGTGGTCAGGTTCCCGCTTCCAACGATTAACGCCGTATCAAAACCAGCCTGCGGCCAAGTGTAGGTAAAAGGCCCGGCACCGCTTACCTGGACACCGCCGAATGTTCCATTAAAACTAATATCGCTGACCAGTGTTACATTGATTACACCGTTCTGGTTGGAAAATCCGACCACCAACGCCGCAGTTGTTGCGGTCACTATGCCGTTTTGCCTGCGAATATTCGTAAGTGCCTTGCTGTCGCCGGAACTGATGGTTATTTGGAGGCTTGAGTCAGGGGCATCCAGCCCAAAGCCTTCAATGGTCGCTGCGTTGGCGAGCCTTCCTGCCATTTTGATTGCGCCATTCATCTCATAGACGATGTTTTGCAGGACTTCCCGCGAGAATGGCCCGGCGAGCGATGGTGCTGGAGTGGTGTCGGCTGTACCAGACCCGGTAGGGTCGTAATAAGGATTGAATCGCTGCGTCTTAGCATAAGAAGCGCCCGTATCGAAGCTGAAGAACTTCCCATTGTTATCTCCCAGCAGATAGTTGGACAAGCCCGGTAAGGCAAAGAACTTCAGTGTAGTGAATGGTTGGTTCTGGTTCGTCCAGTTTCCTTGTGCCTGTGATACAAGATTGGCGAAACGCGCTCTCTGCACAAACCCATAAGCCCCTGAGTAGACGTTTGAAGCCGCTGACCATTGGCGCGGAGTCTGGAGCGTTGGGTCGGTGTAGGTGTTGTAACCCAAGTTCAAAGACGCCAGTACTTCCGCTGGAGCGGATTGCTGTGCGCGAACTGGAGAGCGTTGTGCCATTAGCGGAGAAACGCCCTATTCTTTCTGCCGATTCCATACGGAAATCTTTGCTTGGTCGGAGGGTTGTTGCTTTGCCGCTCTATGAGAGAATCGCACATCATCTGGATGTTCTTCTGGCTGATGGCTGTCCACTCGGAAACTCTCGAGTCATCTCCTGCCACGGAGTACATTTTGGATAGAGCCACGGCGGCAATCACGCGAATATGTTCGCGCGGAATCTCCGGCAGCGCGGAGAGGATGTAAGGAGAGCCAGCAGTAAGGGCTGGGGCAATCGCTGTTTGTGTAGTAAGCGACGTATCGCTTGGGATGGTCACGATGCGGTAGATTTGGTTTGGCCCGCCTGTTTCTCCGGCAACTATAAGCTCCGCTTGAATCTCTTCCTGCTGAGCCGTGGCGGGCTGCGAGCCTTGAAAGTCGGGCTGCAAAAGTTGCGTAAAATTGGTTCCGTTGCCAGTGACCGTAATGCCAGCCGATGAGATAGTTCCGCCGAAAAGATAGCTCAAGGATAGCGGCCAGAACGTGTAAGAGGCTTCAATCTGTGAGCCTATGGCTAGTGGCAATGCGAATCTCAGATTATTTCTGCCGTTCAGCCACCAGTAGTATGGCCCGGTCTGTGTTGGCTGAGAGGTCGGGTTGGCGGATAGCGCCACAAAGTCAGGCTCGTTTGGAGTCATGGAGCGCGAGGATTGAAAGAACCCTCCAGAGGGAGGCAGCACGCGAATGCGGGTAAGCTGATAAAGCCTATTGCTTACCGGGGACGAAAGAGCGCCATCGGCGTTGAATTGCAGGTCATAGCTGAATTGCGCCGTCACAACCGTCACAACCTTGATGTTGGTGAAGTAGTGGTTCTTGAGCTTCGATACTTCCTCCCAGACGTGAATGTAAGCGGCGTTTATTTCGCGTAGATACTCACTAAAGTCATATCCGGGAACTCTCTGAGCTACATACTGCACAAGCCCAAAGACGTTCGTTGGCGGCGATAGAAGGGCCGGAACTTGCTGGGCAACTGGCATATTTAGAATGGCCCCTCTACGCGAACGTGAACCGCATACTGCATAACTGTCCCGCCGACCGATGCGTAACCGCTCGTAGCGAACTGGATAGCCGCTCCTGACTTGGCGAAGAACGTATTATTATTGGCGTTTGTAGGCCCGATGGTGCCGACCGTATTGGCGCTACTCGTGGAGACGATGAGCGATGACTGAGCCACGGAACTGTCGGCATCCGTCCATAGGATAGTGCAGGATGGCAGGGTTGAACTAGTCGTTGCCGCCTGAGTGACCACCGTGTAGCAGGATATACGGTAGTAGCCGTTCGCAGTAGGTATCAGGAGCGTGGTCGTGCCGACGTTGGCTGTCTGCGCCGTGAGATTCGATACAGCCGACTGCTGCACCACCAAGTTTGGGCTAGGTATACTAGCGCCGTTAATGACGGGGCTAGTGAGCGTGACTACTCCGGTAATGGTACATGGCCCAGTGACAGGGCAAGCCAGCTCCGTGTCTGCCTGAACGAATGGCGTTACTATTGCTGGCCCGTAAATCTGGATGGTGTAGCGCCCTGGCGCGGCATAGAAAAAGAAATTCCCATTGATGTCGGTAAGGAACGGGTTGGTTCCTCCACTGGTCGTGGCATTGCTTGTGGCCAGCGTGGCGAGAGTCGAGCAGGGAGTTGTGGTTGTATTGGCTGGCTGCGTGCATACCGCTACAAACTGGAACGCCAGCGGAGTTCCACGGGAGCCGATAACCTGCGATTGATAGCGGACGCTCTGAGCGAAGGCGCAGCTAGGGAGCAGGAACAGGAACAGGCTTGGTATGAGAAGCCTTCTCATTCTTAGCCTCCTGCTGCTGTTCGGCGCGTCGCTTGTCCAAACGGTCAAGAGCCGCAACAATCTGTTCGCCTACTGCTTCTCCCGGATGTCTTTGCGCCCGCATGGCCTCGACGGAGTAGGGCTTGGTGAGTTCGAGGAACGAATAGCACAAGTCCTCATAGGGCGTCGGTTTCGTTCTGCCGTGCCCGGTGACTTCCTTCTCTCTGACCTGCCCTTCGTACCACTCCACCTGTGACATCATAAATGCGCGGCTGGCGTTCTCTGACTTCAGTTCGTAAACCGCTTTCTCTTTGGCGTCCGGCTCATGGTCAAGCAGAACGACTCCGCGCTTCTCGAATTTCTCCGTAAGTGGCTTTACGATGTCCTCCATGTGAATCGCTTCAGGAGTGCCCTTCCTGTCCGTCCAGTCGCGGTGCCGGATGGTTCGGGAGATGTCCGGCAGCTTCGTCCAGGTCTTTGCCGGGAGAAATGCCAGCGTGAACCCACCATGCCGGATGTATTCGGCATCAGGGGTGTAACCAGGCTTCCCCATGAGGTCAGGATTCGGCAAGGCTTCGTGCGAATAAATCCAGTAAGGCATCAATCCCTCCAGATTGCATCCCACTTCTTTTGCGGGATGTGTGAAAAGCTGAATTGCGAATCTCCGCGCATGCGCTTTGCCACTTCTAGCGCAGCGTCAAAGTAATCCGCTTCCATGTCCGTCTCAAACTTCTCTTTCACTTTATCCTGGGCTGCCTTGTATTTGCCGACAAGGTTCCCAATGTCTCTTTGCTTCTGGGCATGGCGCGGGTTCTTCGGGTCGGATGCTTCGCGCCAGCCTTCTTCGGAACCGATAATCTCAGCCATCAGTGGTCAGCATTCCCTTTTTCGGCAACTTCCTTTGCATGCGTTGCATTCGAGGAAGTACCTGTTCCGCCAGAGAGTACCGCGCTCAATGCCGTGACATCTACCGCAGTCAGCGTCATTACCACGCGGTTCGTGCTCAATGGAAAGTTACCCTCCGCAAATTCCAGCGATACCGTTCCATCTGCGTTCTTCGTGGCCACTAGCCAGCGCCCTGTGAGCGTCGGCATCAGCCTACCAAAGCCCAGACTACCGCTGTCGGCACACCGGCACCGGCGAAGCCAAACTTAAAGAGTAGCCCGGAACCCATGCCGGAAACGGTGTAGCTAAAGGCCAGAGTTGCCGCCGTGTCTCCGGTGAGCTGCCCGGTTACGGCAAATGTTTGCAGCGGGGGAATGATGAACCACGTCACGCCACCGTCAATCGAGCCTTCAAGGGTTGCTGTCGTTCCCGCCGTGCCCGTCACTTGCACGATGAGCACGCCCTGATTGTCTCGCGTCGGCTCTGGAACGGTGAAAGCCACAGCCGTATTCGCAGCAACGAGCGTACCGAGTTGGGCAGGCTTCCCGCGAGTCAGTTTCGTGACCAGCGTTGGGACTGCTACTCCACCCGGAGCTAGAATATCAACTGTGGCTGAAGGCATTAGCTAACACCGCCTCCCGTGTCGGTGACTTTCCGGCTGAAAGCTGGACCAGGCAGTTTCCCTGGTCGCCCTGTCTGGTTCTTCGGCGGAGGATACTTGATGGCCGCGCCTTCGTCTGTGCTAGTGGATGGGCCTTTGCGATGGCGGAAGTCAGGGCCTTTGTAATCTTCCGGCATGTTCAAGGCTTCGTTGTCCCCAAAGTTCCCGGCGTCTTGCTGAGTCCTTAGAGTCGGTGTATCGGGGTCGCTCGGCCCGGTAGACTCGCGGCCTACGTTGGCCTTTGCTACACCCCGTTCATCCTGAATGCCGCCCCAGAAGTCAGCGGTTCCCGCAGTGTTTGTGAGGGCATACGTAGCAATGCCCTCCGCAAACGAAGTGGAATCCGTCCCGTAGATGTTCGAGTCTACGCTCTTGGGCATTAGCAGAACCATACCCTTAGAGTGCAAACGAACCCCGTAAGGTTCGTGGCGGCGGTGACATCCACCTGCGCGGTGCCTCCACCAGCCACAGCCTGAGCGAACGCATGCACTTTATTGTTGGCCTTATCGAACCCAGCCATGTAGGCCGTACCGTTGGCGGCGGTGTTTATCCAGGGATTCACCACGTCAACCGCGTCAATCGTGGTGAATGCTCCACCGGAAAGCGTGTTGAGATTGGCAATGCCGAATGGATAGCCACCAGCAGGGTAGCTGTTGTCGGCGGTTATCTCGATGAGCGCACTCAGAAATGCTCCCGGCACCTTCTCGGCATGGAACATCGAGGATGCCCGGTATGCGTAGGAGGCTGCCATTAGGTCTTACCGTCTTTGCTGACATCGGAAGCGTCGTTGCCGGAGGCAGGTTCGCTCTGGCTGGATTTTCCTCCGCCCTGGGTGCCATGATTCCCCTCGCTTACGGCGCGTTCATCACGCTCACCGTTGATGTCGAGAGTCGGGTCAGGCACGCCAAGGATACGGCTGGCAATCGCTTCGGCTGTCCCTGTCGGGTCGCCGCCATAGAGTTCTGGATTGAGTTTCGGCATTTCGTCTCCTTTAGTATCCGGTTGGGACAGACAAGCCCAAAGTTTTGACATGCGCGTTTGGCACATAAGTGCCCAAATTTCCTCTGAAAATCAGGTAAGCCACAAACGCATCCGTGTACTGGCCTGCGGTGGAGCTTGGCACCTGGCGCAGAATCGAGCCCGTGCGGTCATCGAAACTGAGTTCTCTTGCCACAACCTTGAACAGTACGTCGCGGTCAACGGCAAAGAGATGGTCTTTCGGGCAGTCGGTGTCGATAATCCATGGGAAACCTTCCCATTCGACAGCCGTGTAGCCTAGGTCGAGCTTCTTGTTGGCGTCGTTGAATCGCTTAAGCGTCCAGCCCATGTCCATGTAGGCGTGAAGCTGAGATGGATGGCTCCAGAATTCGAGCGACGGAGAAACGCGTCCTTGCAGGATTTGCACGGTCGCAAGCATGCGGCGCAGGTGGTCGCGGGCAAGAGCCGGAGACCCGGCTAATGTGATAACCCCGGCATTGTATTGCGGGTTGGTGGAGCGGTTAATGTTCTGGAACGTCGCGGCAATCGTGCCGTTATCGATGATGAACTTCAGCCCGGAAATGACGTTGTTGAAAGAATCGGATGCGCCCGTCGAGGCCGTCACGGTGATGATATCGCCGGAGGCGGTCGTGAAAGCTACGTTGGTCGGCCCAATGACAAAGTTCGTTTGGGTCGCATCTTCAATCGCGCCCGTCATGCTGATGATGGTTCCCGTGCCGCGCACGGCGGAGGTCGCGCCTACATGGACGGCAATGGTCATGCCAGGTCGCAGCCAGTGCGTTCCTTCAATTGACCCTGACGCTACCAGCGTCGTGTTGACGGTCGTGGAAGTCAGGACGGCGGTTCCAAGAATGGCGAGAGACCCTGTGCCGTCGAGGAACCCGTAGATGTTCAGGTACTTGATGGCATTGATGGTCGCCATCTTGATGTTGAAAGCCAGTGCGCGGGCATAGGTAACGGCATCGTTGCCAGCCGCGTCCAGAGCCGCGCCAGTGAGCTGCACGGCCTCGACAAAGGAAAAGAAGGAAACCAGAGCCGACGCCATGCCTTCAGACCCGCCAACGGGGAGTGTGCCGCCGTCAGAGAACCAGTCGAAGTTGGCGTTCGGGTTAAGGTGCGTCGGGATTTCCATGCCGCGATTGCTGATGGGGATGCCCTTGCCGTCAGCGTAACGGTTCCATAGCACGGCTGCGGAGTTGAACTGCTTGGAAATTCTGGGATTAAAGAAAATCTTCATCAGCGGGGCTGCCGCTGTGAGGTTGAAAACGGCCAAGTGGCCTCTTATCTGCTACTTAGCGGGCGTTGGTCAGGGCTTTGGCGAGTGCATCTTCTGTTGCTTCCCAGCTCTCGGATACCGCAGCCGGGATGTCAAGCGGGTTCGGCCCGCCCGGAAAAGTAAAGTTTGCGCCAGCCTGTACAGCGTCTCGCTGTTTTCGCTCCGCCTCTGAGGCGGATTTTCTATCGGCTGCCCAGCTCTCGATGATGGACTTGAATCGCGGCGCGACATCCACGAAGTTACCGTTGCTAACACGCTGGACGGCGTTCGGGTCTTGCGCCAACTGAGTGTTCAAGAGGGCACGCATCCCGGCTTTCTCGCTGGGCGTAAGGTTCAATGCCTTCACGCCTTCCTGAGAAAAGAAATCATCCACACGCGCATCGTAACGCTGTTGCGTCGAGGCCAGCGCCGCAGCGTTTGCACGCTGTTGCTCCCGTGTCTCGAAGCCAGTAACCTTTTCGCGGAGCGCCGCGACTTCGCTCATCAACGCGGAGTCCGGTGCTTTGCCGTTACCTGCTGGCGTTTTGTCCTTTGAAGCATGGCGGTCGATGTACAGCTCGGCGAGCTTCTCTTGGAAGTTCTCGGCTGTCTTGGAGTCCGTCTGTTCTAGGAGCCGGAGGAATTGCTGAGGGTCGTTGGCAATGAGGTAGCGAAGGTTTCCTAGCGCCGCAGGCGCTTGCAAGATGTCGTTAATCTTGTCCTTCGTTACGCCGCTATCGATTAAGATGCGGCCCAACTCCGCAGCCTCACTCGCACCGGGGTCGGTGACCACGGGTAGCGGGGCATCAGCTTGTTTCGTTGGTTCCTTCGGCTCGGCAGCGTCCGCAGGATTCGGCGAAACGGTTACATCTCGAAGTGTAGCGTTCTCTTCGGGCATGCAATCTCCTTGGGAGGGAATATAAACTCATTGTTCCTAAAGTCAAGTCTTTTCACGATTGCCTCTGAACGTGGTGCTGGTTGCCGCTCGGCGGCTGCGGTCTATGAGGTTTTGCGGTCTGCCCTTTTTCCGCCCTTTGCTGCCTTACGATTGGATTTTTAGGGACTTGCCCGCCCGTCTTTCCGCTCTGCGTTCCTTCCGGTTGCCGTGGCCCTCCTTGCGCCGGAGGCTGCCCTGCTGTCTGAGCGGCGGCCTCTTGGCCAGCTCCTTGCACCACAGCCATCATCTGTTGCTGTTTCATTTCCGTAATCATGTGGAGTTGCGCGTGCTGCAAGATGAGTTGGGTCAATTGCGGGTCGTCGTCGGCCTCATCCGAATTAAGCCACACACGGCAGATGTTGATGTGCGCGGGATTGTTGTCCCGAATGAGCATAGGCTGAATCTGTTGCTTTGTTTGCTTCATCTGCTCGATTTCTTTCCACTGTTTCTTGTCGTCCATGTAGGAAGAACCGAGTTCCGCGTCCAGATGGTACAAGTCGAGCGACTTCCTGACTACGCGCGGGTCTTGCGGATTGAGGACACCGGAAGCTACCGCTTGAGCGAAGGCTTCCTGCTCGGCTGGGTCAATCGGCAAAATCCTTGTTTCAATAGTGAACTTGTCAGGGTCAAGCGCGGAGCCTCTGAGCTTACTGAACTCCCACCTGCCGTTGATTCCGTTCACCGCATGAATCCGGTCATCCACCCAATTCTCAGCGGCGAGTTTCAGGACTTGCTTGGCCCAATTCTCATCTGACACTTTCCAGAGCATGAGATTCGGGAGCAGCGCATTGTCGCTCTTGGCCGCTGCCGATTCCTGCCCGCCGTAAGTATTCGTTCCGGTTTCGTGCTGCCCCATCGCCGCTGGGCTGACCTGTGCATGGAACTGCATGTCCTGAAGCTGGGAATTCCTCCATTGCCACGTTTCAGGTGTTAACGGCTGGGCTTTGATGGTTTCAAACGCATCGCGCACGGGCCGTCCGGCGCTCTTCACTTCAATCACTGTAGAGGGGTCGTTGATAATTTCGTTCTTGTCGATACGCTGAGAATCGATAGCCAGCAGTGGCACGGAGTTGTAACCCTGATTCCTGCCAATCAGGCGGTCGGTCTCATCTAGTTTCAACTGCGGTGGAATCAAATCATCGTCGCCATCGGCCCAGATTCTTCCCGGCACGGGGTTGAAAACGTAGTGCGTCCAGTGGTCGTCTATCGATTCGTTCCTCGCCTCGCAAAGAACATCTCCGGTCTTGCAGATGTAGAGGCCATCGGGGAATTTCTTTGCTAGTTCCTTATCGAAAAAGTAGGTGGATGGCCGCAGCCAGCATTCAATCAGCAGGGCTTTTGCTGCGGCGGTAGCGCGTTCATACCAGGCTGCGTATTGGGTTGGGTCTCCAGGGAGGTCAGCAAGAGATTGAAGATATATAAGTCCCAGATCGCCGCCAGTTGCATACGCCTCTCCGCCTCCCTCATCGCCGCTCGGCGCAAGCTGTACGTCAGGGAAGCACGCTTGTAGAGCCAGGCGGTCAACAACCCGGTTGCGAACCAGAAAAGGGGCATGCCATAGGTCATAGCTGGAACTCCTGATATAGATTTCAAGCGGGTTTACAGCTTCGGTGATGATTTCGCCTTTAGGATAACGCACATTCCCTGCAACAAATGGGAGCCTGCTGACGACGGGTGGCATATGCTGAGTAATTGGGGTTTGGCAACCGGGACATTGGCTGAAGTTCCCCTCAAGAGGCCCGCAAGTTCCGCACACGCTGGCCCCTGGTGAAAGAAGAACATCCGCATCCTGATACACAGGGCTGGTGACATAGCCGTACCTCGTATCCTTGCTGAAATAGCTGAAGCGGAAACTGTTGCCAAAGAGGCGCAGGTTCAGTGCTTCGATGACCCGGAGGTAGTCGTACTTGACCGATTTCTTGATGATTTCGAGCGCCGTTCGCGCGGCCTTGGCCGCCCCTTGCGCTTCCGCATCGTCGTTCGATGGCACGGGCTCGATGAGCGGCTCGTTCTGGACATAGGCTCTTACGCCTTGCCGGATGAGCGAGCGGTAGTAATTGTTCGGGAAAGCATAGTCTCCCGAATCTTGCAGCAGCACATCCCAGGCAACATTGATTTCGCTCCATTCAAGTTCGTGATAGCCCTGGTAGATAAGGGCGTTCCGCATCCACTTCCTTGCGAACTGAATCTTCTCGAAGCTGCCTTCCTGGTAGTAGTAATTCGCAAGGCCCAGAATCTTTTTGTCTATCGCTTCATCGAACTTGTACTGCGGCCTGATATCTTCGGGGCGCGGTTTCTCGGTGGGACTTCTTACGGGCTTGCTGGCGTTGCTGAAAAAATCCTTGATGCTTCCGCCGATGCCACGGATAAGGGACTGGCTTCCGCCTGGAGGGGATTTCTTACCATTACCGCCGACACCTGTGCCCACGCTTGGCGAGCCGGAGCCAACCGCTAAACCGCCCTTGGGGACATCAGGCACTATTGTCTCTCCTCACGGCGCGGTATACGTCCTTGGTAAAGTCAGGGACTCCGATGGGGACAGTGAGCCGTTTCCGCATGTCCGGCTTGAGCGGAGTCTTTCCCGGTTCTTCACCTTCCATAGTGATTGCCGGGATTTCTAAGGACTTCACGGAGAAAATCCTCATCCACTTCTCTTCCCGGCTGTTGCTCATCCATATCTGGTAAGCGAGAAGTGCGGCCAGCGGGAGGCTTCCCGCCAGAAAGCTCAAAAGCGAAATCGTCGCCAGCGTTGTCATCGAAAACCCCATACTTGAACCTCGATTCGATTGGAAATTCCACGGCTAACCTCCTGTAAACCTTTGATGCACCCGGTTGTTTACTTCAAGCGTCTCAATCAGTTTTGTTTCCTTCAAGATTCTTCCCGTCAGATGGCAGGTTGGAACGGTGGGGCCGTAGGCAATCGGCGGCGCGTTCTGGATTTCTTTTAGCTCCTCGGCAACCTGCCTTACCAGTTCAGGTGTTGGCATCGGCAATTTCTCCTACAATCTTTCTGCCTTCCTTCACGGAAGGATTCTCCAAATCGTTCAGGATGTCCTGCACGCGCATGCGTTCGAGCAAATCATCATCCCGCCACTGAGCGCAGACCGCTCCATTCTCTATTGTCGTTTGCAGCACACGGCAAAAACCTTTGGGCTCCAGGCGCTTATCGTTGCCTTCCGTCATGTAGTGGTCGCAATCATCGCCGCCGTTTTCTCCGCCGCAGCTTGCCCCGCCGATATCCTGTCCCACTTCCGGGGCGTTAATCCAGATGAGTCCTAATAGTTCCGGGTCGTTGGCTGCCGTGAACATTTCCGGCCCGTAGTTCGGCTCGCCTCTGTCCCACATCGAGCAGCACGGCCAGTACTCAATGGGCTTGGCGTCGGCTGTTTCCCGTACTGGGTAAGTGAATTTCTTTACTTTCGTCCACGGGCCGATGAGCATGCAGGACTTCCCGTAGTTGAAGAAATGGCAGTTGTAGCAGGTGGCAGGCTCTCCGCCCATCGATGCGGACGGCACAAACATGACTTCGCCCTTGCTGGGAGTAGGAACGGTATAGATATCGGGGCGAGACCCGGCGCGGCGCTGGGCGTTAATCTTTTTCAGCGTCTCCGCCGTGTAGACGAGAAATCCTTTGCTCACTTGTCCTTCATCTTCACCTTGAGTTTAATGCTCTTGAGCTTGCCAGCGGTCGCGGCTTTCTTGGCCACGTCCACGACAGGCTTCATCATGGAAGTTGAGTTTGCCATAGATTCTCCTAAGTAGCGAAGGCCATGCCGTTCGCGTAGTCGCCGCGATTCAAGTCCTCGGCATAGGTTCTGGTAAGCGTCGCCCCGGTCGCCCCGCCATTCACCGTGGTATTGAAGCTGGTGAAGTCGGCTGCGGGAATGACCACGGCAAACCGCAAGTCAGCGTTGGGATTCAATCCATCGTTAGTGGAATAAAAATCGAGGCGCACGTTGCCGCTAGCCATTTTTAGAGCGACGACGGAAACACCTGGGATATTTACGGCCATACTAAACTCCTTTGATAATCGGTGAGGTAGCTGCGGCGGCTTTAGCCTGCTCGGCTTTTCGTTCGAGCAGGGCTCCAACCGCTTCCATGAGTTCGCTGTCCTTGAGGATGCCTTTGGCTACGAGGATTTCTTCGAGTGCTTCTATCGCTACGGCGGTGGAGCCGACATTCGTTACCAGGCGCTCTTCCATCGCGGAGACTTCGCCGCGCGAGATGGGCTCGCGCATGACTTCTCTCCACTTGGCTTGGCCCGTCAGCATCAGGAAGCCAGTTGGCTCTTGAGCGATTCCGCCGTCGCGGTCTTGGCAGCGAGTATCGCATCGGCGGCAGCTTTATCGGCAGAGGCTTTCATGTCTGCTGCTCTTGCGGTTGCAGCGGCTTGCGCGGCATCGGAAACTTTCTTCGCCGTGTCGGCGCGGTCTTGCGCTGCTTTAGCCTCGGCCTGCGCGGCAAGAGCCGCAGCTTGGGCGCGGGCAAGAGACTCCTTTGCGGCAGCGTCGGCGGCAGCGGCAGCTTCAGCGGCAAGAGCGGAAGCGGGCTTCGGGTCGGCGTAGAGACGTTCTAATTCGTCGCACATCGCAACTACATCGGCGGGAGTAGCCAGTCCTTTATGAACGCGGGCGGAAATGTCAGAGAGATTGAGCATGAAATCCTCCTACGGGCGAGACGATACCACATTCGGCCTTTGAAAACGAGAGAATCTCGGTCGCTGATACTTTTTCTGCGTGGGAACGCCTTCTCCTTCCCGCTTATGTTTGTCGGCTTCATACCAGTAGAGCCGGGAAGTTTCATCGAGCGCGGGATTTTGCCAGGGCTTCGCGGCGGCTATTTTCTCCGGTTCAGGGCGGAAGGTATGGATGGCATAGCGAATAGCGGAAGGGCAGTGAGAATTTTCGTGCGCTGGCTCAAACTTAGGATTCCCGCTACGGTCTTTGGCCCATTTGTAGGCTGGAACTTCACGGAGAGTGTTTCGACACCGCGAAGAGACAAAGTATCGAGGGCTGCCAGCAACGCTGGGATTAAATGGGTGGGACAATCGAGGGTCAACGTGCATGTACTGCTCGGTTTTGAATAACCCCGGTGTGACTTCCTTGATGGCGGGCTGGCCGAAGATGCCGTGCTCTTCGAGTTCGAGCGCGGCAGCTCTCTGTGCATAGTCATAAGCGATTCCTTCTATCGGGTGGAGCCCGATTTTGGTGTGGAGTTCCTCGCTGATGGGCTTGATTCGGAGTCCTGAACCGTAAACTTCATCGAACTGGTAGAGCCGCCCGTCAGGAGCAACTGCGATAATCGGGATGGCCCACGGGTCGCCATCTTCTCCTCCGCCGATGTCCATGCCCACGATGACCGGCCAGTCGTTCGGAGGGTTAGGTTCGCCTCCAAAGATGTCGTAGTGCTTGGTATCGTCCCAGACATGGGTGATTTCCGAGAATTCCTTGAACACCAGGTCGCTGAAGTCGGCAAAAGAGCCGTGAATAAAGCGGTCTGCCCAATCGGGAGGGTAGGTATTGAGCATGTTTTCGATGGTTTCAGCGGGCAAAAACACGTTGTCCATGCTGGACATGGTGATTCCGAGGTTCGCTTGAAGTGCTTTTTTCCGGTTGGGGTCGAAAAAGTGTCTCCAGACCCAATCGTGGCCCGCTGGGTTCGATGCCAGCCTTATAATTCTTCGCGGAGCGGTCTTTCGGCGCACTCCGCCCAAGATTACGAAGTAAATCTCCTCGCTAATCTCCACAGCCTCATCGATAAAGGCCGCAGAGAGGTTCATGCTCTTGATATGCCCGACAACTTTGGGGTCGGTGATGTCCAGATGCTTGAAAATCGTCTGATGGCCGTTGCGCCACTGGAAAATCTTCTTCGATTCCTCCCATTTGCCCCATCCTTCCTCGACCAGCTCCAGAAATATCTGCATGGTGCTCGTCTCAAGGGCGGGCATGTTCAATCGGCCAATGAGAGAGACACCATTCGGGTCGGCATTGGCAAACGTGATGGCCGAAGCGCAAAGAACTACGCTCTTTCCCGACCCACGGCCACCGACGATGGCCCCCATGCGGTTATCGGAGGCTAGGAACTGGTATTGTTTGGGAGCTTTGGGCAGGTTCTCGATGAAAGTTTTGAAGTCGAGTTCGCCGGTGCGAATGCCCATGCGCGAAGTCTATCAGGTTTTCAGCCACACCAGGAACCTTACTATTCTCGAATCCCAATCGACGGGCTGAACGTTCCAGACAAAACCTAGGAGCGCCGCAAATATCCATGCTCCGCAAGAACAGAGCAAAACGACCAGAAAAATCTTCCATAGAAAGCTCATATCCCACCATGCTTTGCTGTGAACCGAATACCATAGGCATTGCCAGCGCCGAGGTAGAGCCTCGGCAAACGCTCCAGCTTGTGATGGCCTGTCCTGTGGAGCAAGAACGAAAGCCCCTCCCCTGCTCCGTAGAAGGCAAGCTGAAATCCCACCATCCCGGCGCAACTCTGAGTGGGCAGGTTCATCTCACGCTGGCCCCTAGCCAGGAAGCGGCAGGTAATTGCTGAGTCCGTCGCGGCCAAAGTCCCTGCTGCGGCTAGTTCCAGTTTGGCGAAGCGGTCGTAGAACTGGTGGGGGTTTTGGCTCGCGCCGGGCAACCCCCCGCTGCCCTTGAACGTGTTAGTACGCTCCACGCCAAGATTTGGCACAGCCGAGCATAGCAAACACCAAAGCAAAAGTCCGCTCATTCGATTATCGCCATCCCTCCGCATTGCCAGCAGCGGTAGCCTTTCTGCGTTCCATGCTTGCAGTACTTTCCTTTGGCTCGCTTCGTAGGTTTATCCGCCAATACGGGAGCAGCCGATACCCCGCGTCCATGAACCTCTTCCACTCCAACGGTATTAGCCCGCCGTTCAGCCACACGTACTCGCTCAGGCCGTGGCAACTCCGAATCTGTCTCCAGTTCTCCAAGTAGTGTCTCCCTTGCCCATTCCACTACCGTGCGCCCTTCACTCCGCGCTTTCTCTGTCAGCCGCGTCAGGTCGCTAGCTTCCACGTAAACCACCAACCGCGTCCGTTCCGTAAACAGCTTCCTCATCGCACATATGTTTTACATTATCGGGCACATGTGTGTCAAGAGAATTCGCAAAAGTTGGGAGGGATTCTGTAAATCTAAATAGCCATACCGGGGGTTTTTGGCTGCTTGGGTCTGGTTCTAGTTAGGTACTGGTAGTTTTGGTGCGTCCCATAAGACTTATTGTGTTAACTAGGACATGATGATACTAAAGGACTTAGCTTATAGTTGCACAATAATGGTGCAGTGTGACGCTATTTGTCTTCCGGTGCGGCGTTAACTTCGATGACTGGCTGAGTGGTATCTGCTTGAGTCTGCGGGCCTTGCTGCTTGAACATGATGTTTATGGCTTGGCTGAGATGGATTTGCTCGGGGCCAGGGCTGTTTTTTGCGTTTTCGCCGATTACTCCCATGTCATTCAAGAACTTACGGCCTAGCTCGCCATCGCCCTTTTTAAGCTGAGTTCCTATGGCCGTGATTGCTTCAGGAATCAGCGTGGCACAGGTAAATCTGCCCACTTCCATCTGTCGGTCAATGTCCGATTCCTCTGCAATTGCCTTGGCTGTGTTTACAGCGATTTTTAAGTCCTTTGCTATGTGCGCCCAAGGCTTACCATTGGCTCTGCTGAGGATAACAGCAGTCTTAATCGCTGGGGCTTTCCTTGATTTGCTGGTTTTGATGGCTGTGACGGGCTGAGAATCACTTGGTGAGGCATCTGGAGCGAGGGTCTGAGTTGCGGTGCTCACAGGAGGGATTATCTGCTTTGCGCTGCGGGAGGTCAAGCCTTTTCTGCCGGGAAGCAAACAGGGCATTTAGGGCTGCCGTACCATGCTCCGCCACACTTCGGACAATCGCCACCATCCACGTATTGCTGCGTAGCCTGTTCTCCCGGTGCTGCTTTGCGCCCCGCACTCGTTGCCAGCAGAAAGAAAATCGCTACGAATAGAGCCGAGAGCATTTTCTCCAAGGTATTTCTGGCCGTCATGCAAGCCATCGCCACACAAAATGAAGCTATAAAACCAAGTGTTCTCACGTTCCCTCTCCCGGTGCTTTTTGCTGCGCCGCGCGCTCTGCTGTGATTCTTAGCGCTAGCCAACGCTCAAAATTTGCTTGCCCTGTTCCCAATACCCTTCTAGCTTCGATTAGGCCGTCCAGCCTAGCGGCGCTGGCATAACGGGTCAGCAGGTCGGCCAGTTCAGTTACGGTATTAGACATGTAGGTTTCGTGGTGGAATCGGTTGTCTTGGCGAATCAGCCACTCTCGAGCAACCTGACGCGCTCTCTCGCTCGGCTCACTCATTTGTAGCCCCTTCCCCAGCTAGGCGGGTCATGGGCGCGACTCCGGCCAAACGGTTTCGCGGGCTTCATGCGAGCCTAGGCCGCGTTCAAGCAAATAGGTATAATCCTGTAACTTGCTGCACTCATGTTCCGCCATACAAACCTTGTGCGCTAATTCCAATTGTCCCATGCCGAGTAAGTCGATAGTTTTTATCAGCCGTCTAAGCGTTTTCCGTTCAATCGATATTGAACAATGCTCGACTCGCTCATCGTCCAAGCAGAACTCTTTTGCCAAAGAATCTAATTCCGGTTGACGCATCGTTTCCTCTATCATTTCTCCTCCGTGGCGCTGCGCTCCTGGCTGGCGGCGAGGGCCTTGTCGAGAGCCTTGATGCACAAGCTTAGGGCATCGCGGTAGCCGTCACCATAAGACTCCCTATCTTCGGCGTGTACTCCAAATCGCGGGTGTTGGCGCAACTCCTTGACGGTCTGCTGTATTCGCGTTCGCAGTTCCGTGGATTCGCCTGCCGCCGCGCGGGGTTCTGCATCATCCAATCGGCTCAATGTTTGCGCTAAGAAACGCTTCTCGCCGTTGGCTATTACAAATTTATCGCCTACTTCCTTTGGCAGCCCGTTGCGCGTGGGCGGCGCTGCCTCGGCCCCCGGCTCCTGTTTGCCCTCGACGGGCGGGGCGGCTACAAAGCGTTCATGCTCACGGTCTTGTAGGGCAGACCATTGCTGTTTCATGCTGAGGTACATATCTCGAAGCGTTTCGATGGCCTCAACGCTAGTCTTGGCTTCAATGTTCAACTCTTCGCAAATATCAGATATTTCGCCAAGCTGCTCTTGAAAACTTTCTCTCAGCATTATCTCGCGCTCAAGTCGAGAACCGGCTGGCGCTGGCGGCTCCTGTTTGCTGGCGCGTCCCGCTGGCGTGCAGAATGAATACACAAAGCTGCACAGTTCCGCTTCGATGATGTCTATTACGGTTTCGCTTCTGCCACAAAACTCATCGCCAATCCTCTTCGCCAATTTCTGTATCTCGGGATGCACCTGCTCCACACTCATCGCCCCCGGCTCCCGCAGGGCTTCGAGGTTTACGCAAGCGACAAACAACTCCATTGAAGCTCTCGACTTTTCTCCTGCATATTCGTATTTGAAAAGGAATTTACCTTCGCCATCCGTAACTGTAGGCCAGCCGTGATTATCATCACTCAGCGTCCACGGCCTAGGCGCTGCCCTCTCGCTTAGCTCCCGTAACGTGCGCTCTACATCCATTGGCTTGTCGGTCATGGCCGAACCCCAAGTTCTCTTTGGGCTACTTCGAGAGAAACGACAATCTCCTCATTCCAGCGCCCGTAATGGTCGAAATGTTGGCCTTCGTGCCCCTCGCGGCGAACGCAGCTAAAAGTGTGACAGCCGTATTCAAGCGTTCTGCCATCGCGCGTGCTCCATGTCGCTTTACATTGCTTGCTCACATCCATTGGCTCCTCCGATGTCGTCATGGCGCTTGCCGCCGTACTCGAATCCAACCATAGTCACGATAGATTTGCTCATGCGCCCGACAGACTTTCACTTTGTGCTTATGTGTCACGCGGCCCCACAGCCAAATTCTACCGGGAGTCTTGCCGCCGCAATCACGGAACGGGCACATAATGACTCTCTTC